TTATTAAATTACTAGTATTTTATGGATAATAATATTCTTAATAACCTCCAATTATACAAAGGTAAATGGTTTTCTGATTTGATCGACACTAATAAGATTAGTCTCGCTTCTCAGCAAAGACCTTATGAGGTATCTACTATCCTGTCATACGTATTTGGTACTAAAGATAATGGTTACAGTACTTCTCTTGATATGTTGACAGGTGGTCTTGGAAATGTAATGACTATTGATCAGCCTTCATTTGAATGGGGTGTTATGATTGACCAAGATAGAGCTGTTACAATTCGTGACGCTAAATGGAATGGCGCTGCAATTAGTGGAAATTCTACTCCGGGTTTGGGCAATACTCCTATTACTTTGTGGTTGGAAGATGCATGGTTTGGTCCTGGTGCTACTATCGAATTTGATGACAAGAGTCAAGCACGTATTCAGGATGCTCCGTATCAAGATGGTAATCTGTATGTTTATACAGTATTTGTATCTAACGGTAGCCCTGCTTCTTATATTGATCCTGCTGTTTTATCTTCTGGTTGCCAAGTAAACCGTTTGGCTTCTGCTTATGAAGAATACAGTGAAGAGGCTGATATCCTGAACTACAACACTCATTTCAAAATGCGTAATTATTTGACTACAGTACGTTTGTCTTATGATATTACAGGTTCTGCTTTCTCTACAGTTATGGCAGTAGCTTTGAAAGATCCTAAAACTGGCAAAACTTCTTACTTGTGGTCTACATTCCAGGAATGGGTTGCAATGCGCGAATGGTACAAACGTCTTGAAAGAGCTTTGGTATACAATCAGAATAATGTAAATAAAGATGGTTCTTGTAACCTGAAAGGTAAGAACGGTCGTCCTGCATTTATTGGTGCTGGTTTGTTGGAACAGATTGCTCCATCTAATAGACGTTATTATACTCGTTTAACAGCAGAACTGTTGGAAGATTTCTTGTTTGATCTGTCTTATAATGTACTTGGTACTAATGAACGTAAGTTCGTTGCATTGACAGGTGAAATGGGTATGCGTGAATTTGACCGTGTACTTAAAGAAAAGATGGCTAACATGAACTTGATCGACACAGTATTCGTAACTGGTTCTGGTGACAACTTGAAATTCGGTGGTCAGTTCAAGACTTACGCTATGTCTAATGGTATCGAATTGACTTTGAAGTATTTCCCGTTGTATGACAATACTATTTACAATCGTCAGTTGCATCCGGTTACTTTGAAACCGTTGGAATCTTACCGTATGACATTCTTGGATTTGGGTCGTCGTGATGGTGAAGCTAACATTGTTAAAGTAGTTCGTAAAGATCGTGAATTCGTTAACTGGTGTACAGCTGGTTCTGTAACTCCTGCTGGTTACGCTCACTCTAACACAGAAGTTCGTTCTAATGCTAAGGATGGATACAGCTGCCACTTCCTCGGAGAAGTGGGCATCATGTTAAGAGATCCTCGTGCATGTGGAGAATTGATCATGATGGCTGAGTAATTCAGTCAAAAATATAAGGGGCTTGTTATTCAAGCCCCTATAATACTAACTTGATAATCTAATTTTATAATTATGGAAGTAATCGTTAGAATGACAAAAGTAAATCCTTGGACAGGATTGATTAAATGGTCTAACTGCTTTGATTTTATTAGTTCTTACTGGACTAGGTCTGGTAGTAGATATACTGGTTTAAAGGCAGATAAAGCTAGAGAACTAGAACAAAAAATGGGTAAAGCTGAAGGAGAATTAGATCCTGATAGCACATTTTGGGATACATTTGCAATTAAGATTGGTAAGAAAGAATTAGTGATTAATACGGATAGACCTGAAGGTGAATTGCAATATTTATTCCTATTAGGACATAAGAGAGTGGCTAATGGTATTGATAAGATAACTCCATCTACTGATTATGTACTTATAAATAAAGAAGCTGAAGCAGAACAAATTAATAAAGCTAACAAAGTTAAACGTGATGCTTATAGAGCACTGGATAAGATGAGTCTTGAAGATATGCGCAAATGTCTTAGACTATTTGGAGTTAAAGCTGACACTATGTCTAATGAATTGGTTGAAGCTAGACTTGGTGAAAACGTAGAAGCTGATCCAGCAAGATTTATTAGAATTTGGGTAGATAATCCTAATAAAGAAATTAACTTTGTAATTGAAGAAGCTTTAAGTAAAAATATTATTCGTAAGAACAGAGCATCATATTACTTTGGTACTGATCTTATTGGTAACGGTCTTGAAGATGTAATTGCATATTTGAAAGACAAAAAGAATCAAGATATTTACTTAAGTATTATGTCTGAAATAAAATCTAAATAATGACTAGAGAACAATTTCACTCATATTTTAAAGTAGCAATGGACAAGAACTCTCAAAGCGTAGCCTTTGGGGGTTGTCCTGCTTTCTTACCAGAAGAAATAGATTACTGGTTAGATCAAGGTTTATACCAAGAAATCAGTAATAAGTTTACTGGTAATAACTACTTAAAGACTAGCTTTGAAGGATCTGTAAAACGTATTCACGATTTAGAAAAATTAGTACGTACAGATGTTAACGTTGTTGCTAATACTGAAACAAATTCAAATAGATGTTATGTTACTAACCTATTCAACGGTGACAGAATGTTCTTTGTAGATGCTGTATTAAACTTCAATAACAAAAAAGCTACCATAAAGCTAATAGATCATGCAGACGCTACTAAATTCAAGAAGACTTACAATAACAATCCTTGGATAGAAGATCCAGTAGCTGTAATAGAAGATAATACTCTATATATCTATTATGATTACTTAGCTATGAGTAGTAATAGTTATTCTGTAGATATTACTTATATTAAGTTCCCTACTAAGATAGAGAACTTACCAGCTGAAGGTATGAGTGAGATACCAGAGTATATGCAGTTTGAAGTAATTAATAGAGCTGTAGAACTAGCATTAGAAGATATTGAGTCTAGGAGAATATAGACTAAATCATAGTTGAACCAAATAGATGAATGATTATGACACAACGAGAATTCCAAATTGAATTTGAACGTAGGCTATAGTTAATGGATCCTAACTTAGTTATTAAGGATAAGCTATCCTCAGACACTATTATATCATTCATTAATGAGGCGATTGATAAATTTTATAAAACAAGATACTCAGGTATTAACTTTAAAGCTCAAGGATTTGAATAGACAGAAAAACGTATAGATGATTTGCGTACTTTAATTCGTAAAAGAAACTATTCAAATACTTAGATATCCAAAGGAACTAAAAATTCATATTCTGTTGAATTACCAGATGACTATGTACTATTACTTGGAGACACCGCTGGTATAGAACCAAGTGATGAGTACCCTAATGAATGCTGGGAAAAGAATGATATAGGTAAATATATAGTCAAGTATACAGATACTTTAGAATCTGCAATTGAAACAATAGATAGACAGTTAGGTAATTCATTATCTGAACACAAACTGAAATACTGTCAGGCTAGACCCTTAAAACTAATTCAAGATAATAATGTAATATTATATACAGATGGTAAATATAAAGTAAGTGAGTATGAGATCACATACTTGGCTAAACCATCAGAGATTAATTCAAATAATATTACTAATACAGAATATACAGATTTGCCAGAGCATACTCATATGGAAATTGTGAAAATGGCAATCTAGATTTATCTTGCTACTAAACCAATGTAGCATTATAATGCTTATTCCAACGAAATTGCTTCAATGGAATAATATAAATTAATGCGTTTGTCTGACCTGGAAATCTGAAATAAGGAAAGTAGAAGGACAAACTAGACTGGCGCTAAGTCTAACAATTAATTATTTTTATATAAACTATGATTACACGAGTTGATACCGTACTTATCGGTAAAACATGTCCAGCATCTTATGCTACAGTAGATGGTCTTACTCAGGGTGCTGTAGCTCTGTTCGATGAGAATAAGAGCTTGATTAAAGATGAAGCTAGTGCAGTAAAAGCATCTACAGTATATATTGGTGTAGTTGGTGATAATATGACTATCGCTTTACCTAATGGTACTAGTGCTACTAAACGTTCTGTAGAGTATTCTAACGCAATTCAGAAAGCTTCTAAACCTTCTTACGTAATTGGTGATTATGTTGCACCAGTTCAAGAGAAAATCGAAATTGATTTAACTAGGGCTACTGTTGTTATCGGTCACAGATATGTTTTGCGTATTGTTTACAAAGACATGTATGAAGCTCCGGGACAATTCACTCATACCTATGAAGCAATTGCTACAACTGAAGCTGCTGATGATTTGGGTAACGCATTGTTGAAGAAGATTAACAAACATACAAATCGTAGAGTAAATGCTACATTTGCAAGTCATAAATTGACACTTACAGCTCTTCCTAAAGATGATAATGAAGGAGTTTACTCTTTGAATGAGTATTCTGTAGTTTCTATGGAAGCTTCTCTGTATGTTACTATTCCTGGTGCATTGTTGTCTAATGTTCCTGAAGCAGTCCCTGGTGCAACTATTACTAAGACTGCTGGTAAACCTGGTAAAGGTTACTGGAAACAAGTACGTGATATGGAAGTACGTATGTTGGGTTATAAAGGTCATGTATTCACAGATGCATATCCTATTGTTGAACCTAAACGTAATGTTACTGAAGGTGCATCCTACGATTACATTACTATTGAGAATGACAACTTGTACTTGTCACCTGACAATCAATACATTAAAACTACGCCGTTAACTACTGAATTGTATGTTGAAGAATCTGCTAACTTGAGTGCTTCTCAGTTTGTTAAGAATCTTAAAGCATTTATTACAGGTGTTAATAGTGCAGCATAATACGGTTTCTTTATTTAAAAAAACCAGGCGAGGTTGAGGTTTATCCTCGGCTTCGCCTTTTTAATTTTTTGTAGATATGAAAATAATTAATGCAACATTAAATAACGATACTATAACTATAACTTTAGATGCTAAGGCTAATGTACATAAGATTTATCTAGATTCAATAGTAAATCAAAAGAATATGTATTCTGATGAAGATGAGAAACATACTTATGTAATATCTGACTTTGTTACTTAGGATAATACTGTTATTGTTGATATTACTGAGTATAATGAAACTTCTTTTATAGTAAGCGTTCTTACATCAGAGGGTAATAGAGATGAAGCTATAGCAATAGATCAGAATGAATTATATTTAGCTAAAGTAAATCTACTTACTACATATTGTAATACATGTTTAGATAAACATTAGAAGCATATAATAATGATGTGTGATTTTAGATCATAGTTATTGTAGTATGCTTTAGAGCACAATCTTACTAAAGACGCTATTGAACATTACATAGATCTTAGTAGAATGTTAGGTATGATAGATTATCATAATTGTAGTAAGTGCCTATCTCCTAATAAAGTGTGTAAATGTTGTAATGGTATGTGTGCGCTATGATAAAAGAAGAATATAAAAATGGATGCAGATTGAAAGAATAGGTAAAGTATAACATTGATTATGATGATTGCCAAATTCTTAATCTAACCTGTGCTAATTACATATATGATTTAGTATAGGAATCTTCTAAATATGAAACAAAATTAGAAGACGTTAAAAAGATGTTATATATGATAAAAAAGTTATTAGGACACGAAGTACAATATGATATTCCAGAATATCATGGAGATAATAAAAAATGTTATTTTGGTGTAGTATCAGATAATTTTGTTATTAATGAAGATAATATAAAACAATTAGATTATGTACTACAGGATACAAAAGAATTTGTTAAAAGCTTTAGTACTGATTATCAAAAGATATTATATTGTTATCCTAATGAATTTGGAGATATAAATAGCATAAAAGATCAAAATCAATTTGAGATAAAAGAGTCATTTTAGAGGAATGCTGTAACTATAGATGGTATATTATATAATGTATATATACTGAAAGACGCATCCACAGTAGATAATTATAAAATATATTTTATATGATACAGGTAGCTGATAATTTTAACTACAGAGGAAAAAAGCCGAACTTTGATAGAGATAGTTTTGATACATTATAGGATATGAAGAACTATTCTGAAAATAGTTTAGACGATGGTCATATATCTTATTGTAAAGAAACTAATAAACATTATAAGTTTAATTCTAATAATCAGTCAGATCCTACTACTGGTAAATGGGTAGAATAGCATGAAGCTGTTCCAGCTGATGAAGAAGATATAACTGAACAAAATGGTACTCTATAGTTAGCAAATAAAACTTATGATAAATAGTCTTTCAGTGGTTTAGGTAGAGTGTATCTAAGAAAGAATATAGTAGGTGATAAGAATGTTCTTACTTAGGCTATGATCAATAAAGCTAATATTATATATGTTATTCAGTATGACTATGATTTAAACGGTTAGACAATCGTTACTCCTTCTAATTCTATACTAAAATTTGATGGTGGCAGTTTTGACAATGGAATAGTAGATATATCTAATACAACAGATTTAATCAATCCAAAATTCAATAAGAATTGTAAAATAGCTAAGGATACTATTTTAAAAGATTTTGTAGATGTTAGAACTTTAGGAATATATCCAGATGATACAGATTATGGTTGGAGTAAATTAGACAATCTATGTAATAAAGCAAACACTGTATATTTTTTTCCTAGAGGAATATATAAATTTACTAGTGGTATTAAATTATATCAGAGCGGAACAACTTTGATAGGAGAATGTACTTATGCTGATATTATGACAGTTAATGATGAATCGTTAAGAGGAACAGTATTTGATTTTTCTATCTCTTCTGGAACTTCTGAGGAACCCAAGTATTGTATTAACTTTGCTGATTCTTATTCGTCTGGTATAGAAAGAATAACTATTCACTCTAATTCTGTTTAGGAGTTAAAAGATAATAGAGATCTAATAGATGGAGAACATACAGTAGAAGAAATTTGGACAGTAAGTTACAATAACACGTATATAAGAGGGGTTAGAGGCGGTAACATAAATTTAGTTAAATTTATGAAAATAAGCGATTGCGCTTATTACTTAGAAGGAGCTTATGCTAATATAACAAACTGTTCTTTTTACAAATGTAATAAATGTATGAGATTAACCCAAGATAACGTAGTAAACAATATCAAGGTGTTTTATTGTAATTACTTTGCTTCTCTAAATGCTTTAAATATATTGACTAATTGTAGAATTGATTCGTGTAAGTATGATGGTATATTAATATACTATAGAGGCAATACTGTCAATAATGTAGTGTTCGATTTTATATATCAGCGATCTTTTGTACTAAATCCAGGAGCAAATCATAATAATATTAACTTTACTACGTTGAGATCTGGAATTGGTTCTTATAAAAAAGATTATAGTGATAAAAATTCAAAGTACTATACAATATATATGCAGGGTGAGTGTAATGCATGTGATATAAATCTTAATATAACTTCTAATAATATTTTAGATTCTACGACAGAAAATATAAATTTTACAGCTAGAGGAATTCGGTTAGATCAAAACTTTTCAGGAGTAAACAATAAGTTTAATATTAATAGAGAAGATATAAATCTAATCTCATCTATCAGAAATAATACATTAGTAAAAGATATAGTAAAATATATTGACTATGAGGACATCCCAACACTAAATATGGTAGCTAATTTAGGGGGTGTATTTATAGAATATATAAAAGGGAAACCTGTAATTTCTGGAGACATGTATGTATCTAAAATGGGTACTACTCAGGAAAGACCCGCTAATATTATAAATAAAGGATTTCAATATTTTGATACTACTATAAACAAACCAATTTATTGGGATGGCTCTAAATGGATAGATGCTACAGGAGCTACTGTATAACAATAAAATAATTAAGATATGGCATAGTATGCAACTAAAGATGAATTAAATGAACTCACAGGATTAGTAAGAACATTATAGGGCAATATAAAAACTCTAGATACTAGTGTTGGTGAGCTTGATACATTAGTTGAAAGAATTAATCATTTAGCTACTCTTAAGGACGTTACTATTACTTATATTACAGAAGGAGATTTACTGTAGTATGCTAGTGATGGTACATGGCACAATATCCAACCATCAGCATTAGGTATTGGCGGTGGTGAAGGTGGAGGTGTAGTAGATACTTCTGTAGTAAAAGCTTTGATTAAATCTGAAGGTAGTAAGCTGTTTATAAGTAAACTATATGATGATGTATCTTCAGGTATAATTACTTTCAACGGTGGTTTAAGAAGTAATAAAATGACTTATCTAAATCAAGGAGTTTAGATGGGTACTTTTATTACTGGTATGATTGGTGGTACTGGTGCTCAAATAGATAAAGACGGTAGAGGAGAAATGACTAGTCTTATCCTTAGAGAGTTCTTAGAAGTACCGGAATTGAGATTTAATAAAATAGATGTAGTAAGTGGTGAACTATGGAATTCAATAGCATTTGGTACTATTGAAGATGTAGACTTAGTTAATCAGATAGTTACATTGAAGCTAGAAGAAGGTGAATATAGTGGTATACATGTAAATGATATATGTAGAGGTATATTCCATAATTTTGATGGAGTTAATAATACTGAAACTGGTACTGACGATTGTGGGTTTGATAAAGTACAAGGATTCTCTACAGCTTATTTTACACCTATAGAAGTACTAGATGCTAGAGGTAAACAGTTTAGGTATTCATTAAAACAAGGTACTACACAGCATCCTTGTAAGGCAATGAAGTTTGCCGTTTATGGTAACTTTACTGATGAAACTAGAAGATCTAGTGCTTATGCTACTCGTACATATAAACGATATTTAAAGGATGTAAATACTTGGGCTCTGAACTATACTAATATAGCTTCACAGTTTGGTAACCTAAACGGTCTTACTATACCAGGTGCTCCTAATAATGGTCAATTACAAGGTGATGGCGCATACTTGACTAATGTCTATATGACTGGTTCTATCATCTAGTTTACACCAGAATAGTTAGATCAATTACATGGACAAGACGCTTACACTGTTTCACTTAGTAGTGAGTTTGGTACAGTAATTGTAGATAATGAATTTAATATCATTGAAGATTATAACCAAACCAAATCTCTTACTTTTGCTGTATAGGCTTGGAAAGGTAAAACAGAACTAACATATGGTACAGTATATAATGAAGGTAGTTACTTTGTAGAGTATACTCCAACAGGTGTAGAATGTACTATGCAAGATGGTGTATTCAAAGTAACTAAGATAACTAATATCAATGACATGCGAATTGATTTAGTTATTAACTGTGAAGGTGCTATATCAGTAAATAGAAGATACAATATGAGTTACCAACTTGAAGCTAACGGATTGTGGGTAACTTATAATGATAATGATGCTACACCAGATAGACCTGTTGGTGATGGTACTTCTTATGGATGGCATAGAAACTATACAGCTTCAGCAATCTGGATGTCTACTAAGAGTTCTCGTAAAGTAGATGAAGGAGAATGGGGCGATCCTAATAGATTCCGTGGTGCTTCAGTAGAAGGAGCAGATGGGCAATATACAGTATTCTGTTATACTAATTCTAGTGTACAACCACCTAAGCCTACTAGTTCACAAATACCTCCTGTAGATGATAACTATACTTGGTACATGTATCCACCTAAGAGAGAAAGCAAAGAAGTATTTACTTGGATGATACAAGCTACTGTATATCCAGATAAATCATTATCAGGTTGGACAGATCCTATTAGACTTACTGGGGAAACAGGTGAAGACGGTTCTGATGGTGCTAAACTTGAATTTATTTATCAAGTAACTAGTGTTAACGAAGCTCCTGATAAACCGGATACATCTTAGCAAGACGATTACATACCATTCGGTTGGTCAGATAGTCCTCAAGGAGTATCTAAAGAGAAAATGTACGAATGGGTATCACAACGTGAAAAGAAGTCTGCTAAAATTGGAGAAGGTGTATGGGGAGAATTTACACAACCAGTTTTGTGGTCTAAGTGGGGTGAAAAAGGTATGGATGGCGATGGGTATGAATATATATTTACTCGTACTGCTGACGTTGATAGAGTACCACAAACTCCTTCATCTATTCAATAGAATGACTATATTCCTACTATATCTAACGGTGGTTCTAAAGACTATAACTGGTCTGATGATCCAAAGGGAGTAAATGAAGACTATAAAGCAGAATGGACTTGTAAACGTGTACGTACAGATGGAGTATGGTCTAACTTTAGTACACCAGCACTATGGTCTAATTGGGGTGAACAAGGTTTATCAGGTGGTCATTATCAATATAGATGGAAAGTGTCTGCTACTAAACCTGCTATTCCAACAGATACAGCTGCTTCAGGTTGGACTACTGATAGTGAGATAGTTCCACCAGAAGGACAATATGTTTGGTAGATTCAACGATTTGCTAATCCAGATGGTACTTTAACAGCATGGTCTAACCTTATACGTCTTACTGGTGCTGACGGTGAAGATGGTAAAGATGGTAACAGCATTGAATTTATTTATACTAGAAATGCTGATGGTAAAACTCCTAGTACTCCTGCTAGTGTAAATCAAGCTGGTCATATACCTAGTGGTTGGTCTAATCATCCTCAGGGTGTAACTGCATCTTTAGTATATGAATGGGTATCTCAGAGATACTTAGATAAGGCTACTCAAGTATGGGGTAACTGGTCTACCCCTGGTATATGGTCTAGATATGCTGAAAGAGGTAAAGATGGTGATGGATATGAGTACATCTATAAGAGATTCTCTAACTATGTTGGTGGAGTTAGTTTAGGTCCTGGTGGTTCTAATTACCCACCTGCAAATGTGGATTCCAGTGAATATCAAGTTGATGATTATGTACCTAGTGGATGGGATGATAATCCAGTTGGACCTACTGAATCTATACCTTATGAATATGTTTGGACTAGAAAGAAAGAGAATAGTAAATGGCAAGCTTGGAAAACTGGAGCACTATGGGCTAAATGGTCTAAGGATGGTGAGCCAGGTAGACCAGGTCAAGATGGTAAACCAGGTGAACCTGGAGAACCAGGTAAGCCAGGATCTAATGGTTATAGTATAACTGTTAATGGTTGTCCTTCTGCCATTAGATCTTCAGAGGGATTCCTACAAACTACAAATGTAAAATTAAGTGCCATAAAAGTTAGAGTTGATGATAGTGCTACTAGTTCTGTATCAGGATATTGGAAAAGCTATTATTTAAACAGTTCTGGTTCATGGCAATAGATCAACAGTACATCTGGCACTACGTTTACTTCTACATGGAATTCATCACTATCTACTACAAAGTTCTGGTTTGGATTTACTACAGATAGTGGAGATTACAGTTCGTTAAGTCCTACTAGTCAATATAAAGTATGGTCAGCTGAAGTTCCAGTAGTATTTGATGGAGATGTATCTGATATAGATGAAACTTATACTATCATGAGAGATAGAGGTCAATGGAGATCTGGAGTACAATACTATCATGATAAAGCATCAAATGCAATAAAAGGTCAAGATGTATCTAGTGTAACTAATTATTACTTATATTCAACAGATCAAAGTGTATCTTATGGTACTACTAACTGGTCTACTAATGTACCTACAAACACATACGCTCAAGGTAAATTACACTCTTATAGTAAGATAACATATTCAGATGGTACTATTACTAAGACAACACCTGAAGTATTATTAACATATTCTAATTCTAGAGTAACATCTGTTACACAATACTTTGCAAATTCAACTAATACATCTGTTCCTAGTGGGAGTTGGTCTACTAATAAGCCTGCATTAAACAAAGATAAACCTTATTTATTTAGATATTTTACTGTTAATTATGTTAATAGTGATTCTCAATCCACTAGTACTAATTCTACTAAGAAGGCAATAGCTAAGTATTAGAATGATTATACTCAGTATTAGAACTATGATAATTTAACTATTATAGACTATGTAGTATATCAAGGTAATGTGTACTTAGCTAAACAGAATAATACTAGTTAGACACCCAGTATGACTAGCAGTTATTGGAATATATCTTCTAAGCAAGAAATACTAACAGTAAATAACTTACTGGCTAACAATGCTAAGTTAGGTGACTTTAACTTTAGTGGAAGTGTATTTACTTCTAATAATGGTAAACTGTCAATGAATAGTAATACTGGTAGGTTTGTTTGTACAGACGTTAATATTACTGGTAGCATAACAGCTACTTCTGGTACATTTAATGGTACTGTAAATGCATCTGGTGGTAATTTTAGTTCTGTAAAAATAAATAGTGGTCAGATTGCTGGATTTGAAATAAGTGGAAATCATATTGGTAGTAGTGCAACAGCAAGTGGTTCTGGTGGTGGTCTCAGTATAAATCCAGATTTCATTAGAGTTGGTAATAGTACATCGTATGTTATGATAGGTAGCGATACTGTTCCTGCTACAGCTGGTGGTGCTTTTACAGCCACAGGTAGATTTGTAAATCATAATTACAATGCTTCTACGGCTTATGGTTTCGATTCAGCTAATTATGGTTTATATGTAGATGTTGCAAATGGTACTAAAAATTATGCATTATATTCACCAAATGCTGCTGTTAGAGCAGCTGCTGTATATGGCGATACTATAAATGTAGTAAATATTACTGGTAGTACTTATAAATTAGATATGAGTAAAGGTAATATAATAATGATTAGAGCCAATAGAGAATATACCGTTAACCTTCCAAATGCTAATGCAGTAGCTAGTATGTTTGGGTACAACAGCTTACCTACATACTTTGCAATACATGTTAGAATTATGATTCACCCAGATACTTCTGGTGTTACTATATCTGGTTACTTTAGACCAAATAATACTGCAAATCAATCTGTATATTTACATCCAGGTAACTCTATGGGATTCTTAGTTACTAATTATCCAAGTTTTAGATGGGTAGAAACAGATTATGCAGGACAATAATTTTAAATAGTATTTATTATGAATATTGATTTTAAGAAATTTAAAGTGTACGATACTTTAGATAAAACAACACCTATTATATTAGATATATCTAAAGAGTTAGCTAACGGTTTATACAAGACTACACAAGGTATAGATGGTCACGCTTTAGCATTAAAAATATATAATTCTACAGGTGAGGAAGATTATAATGATCTAGAAATAGAGGTAATAGCTAAATATGCTAATCAATATGGCACTCCTTTCTTTATAGATGCTTTAAACAGTATTAAGAATGAACAATCAATTACACAATCAGATCAAACAGCTGAGTGATAGAGAACTACTAGAGGGCATCTATTAGATGCTCCTAGTAGTAATGTAGGAACAATTAATCAGTGATAGTAAATAGTTAGGTATAAATGTTATAGCTGATTTATTAGTAGATAATATGTATAGAAATAGAGAAAGAAATGAAAATAATAACAATGCACCATATATTAGGCAATAAAGTATTAGAATATGATGTTGATGATAGAGGAGTAATCGTAGATGAAAGAGAAATTGATAGAACCGTCAATCATAAACCTAATATAGCTGATTGGGTGAAAGAACACATGGTGTTTTGGTATGATGTACAAAAACAAGGTGCTACCAACGAGATACTAAAAGCCAATCCATACCTGCAAGACCATAGCGGAAACAACAGACCGCTGAAACTTAATAATTTCCTGTTCGCTGCAATGAGCGGTGTGGGTGGGTATGAATTAAATTGGACTGACCAAAGTATATGGGCTAGGTTTTTAGGAAGTAGATTTAATGGAGCCATAGAACCGCATAAGTTGACTGTTACTTCTGCGTTAGGTTCTTATAATATCATGGAAACTAAAGTGCCTTCGTATGCTAAAAAATTCAAAGTTAGAATAGATGGTATAGTTGATGAAACGGTAGCTTATAAATATATAAACGCAAGCGGAACACTAGTAAGTTTTGATATAAAGGAAGATGGTGAATATGAATTACCGTCAAATAATACCATAGAAGGTAATTTTAATATGGGATGGGCTATTTTAGTAAACTCCTATCCTCATACCTGTAATATCACAATTGAGCAAATCCCATCCTACCCCAACGCCCTAGTGACTGACGGAGTGGATGATTATGGGCAAATACAGAACTTACAGCATGGCGTTAAGGTGTTGTTTGTAACTATCAATCCGTTCATTGATGGAAAGTTTATCTATGACCAAAGACTGAATAATATTGAACCTTAGCTGTTTGCCGTATTCAATAACAAAGGTAGTATTGCTTATAATAGTAGGAACTCAAACGGCAAGACCTATATTGATGGAACACTGAATGAATCTACAAGCGTTTCCGCTTTGTTAAACAAAAAGCAAATAATCACCATAGTAAACAATGATGTGACAGGTGATAAAACTAAAACTCCTATATTCTTTAGCAATACTGACCATAATAGCGGATGGATTAGTTCAGCTTTCTACAACTCCTTCGGGTTCGATTCCGTCCCCACCAAACAGAATGACGGATTCACCGAGCAGGATTTGATTGATTATGTACTTGAAAATTTGATAACAAAATGAGATACGTTATAGTAACAATAGAATGGTGTATGGAACATGGAATTGTTCCGCCCATCCACGCAAGAAGAAGTGTTGACGGAACAATGATTCTGTTACACGAAGATTTTGTCGCACCTGTATTGGGAGAGGAAGAAATTTCTTCCTACCTTTACGACAGTAATGAGTTAAGTGAAATTTTAAATAGCGAAGTATGGACAGAAATGAATTAATAGATAAATTAAAACCTTATTTTAAAATATAGGAATTAGTGTGTCCTCATTGCTACTCTAAATTTGGTGAAACTTCTTGGTAGTTTATAAGTACTGAATTACTTAGTACTTTGTATATACTACGTACTAAGATATTCAATAAACCTATTACTATTAATACTTGGAAAGCTGGTGGATAGTTCTCATAGAGAGGATTGCGTTGTAATATGTGTTAGTTAGTAAAGAGTAAAAGTAGTATTTACTTATCTGCACACTGTTTCGGTAAAGCGATAGATTTTAATGTAAAGGATTTAGATAGTAATACAGTAAATAATATAGTAAGATAGAATGCTGAATTATTTGAATATCCTATTAGATTAGAAGCTAATACAGACGGGTGGAGTCACATTGATTGTTACGTACCTAAGGACTCTTCTAAGAAGCTTTTAGAGTTTAATGGATGAGTTGTTCATTTAATAAAGAAAGTGGCTTAAAACGCCTTAAAATGCGTTATGGAAAAAGAAACTATTTTATATAATATATTATATGTGGATAATAAAGCAAGAACAATTATTCCTGAAGTAGTTAATGCTTGGAATCTTACTCCACATAGATTTATTAAGTCTGGTGAAACTGTATCTATTGATATTAGTCGTACTCTGTATATTATAAAAGGATTTAGTTCATCAGATTATGTGCACATAGATGTAAAGTAGGACAGAATAGATATTACATTAGATCCTAATGATACTAATGCTACTAGATAGGCTAGAGTATCTTTAAATATAAGTGATCCTACTGGAACTCATAAGTTATTACAATTTGTAATACATTAGAATTAATAATTAAAATATACGTATATGACAAGAATAACAAGAAGCTATATAGCTCCAAATCCTAAAGAGTTTGATTACTGGGTTGACTTAGCAGCAGATCCAAAAGGTAATGTAATTAAGTATTATGCAGGTAGTAGCAAATGGCTACCAATAAATGATGATACAGATAATGATCAGAGTGCTAAGATTGCTGCACTTGAATCAGGTAAAGTAGATAAGGTAGAAGGAAAAGAACTATCCAGTAATGACTTTACTGATGCATATAAAACTAAACTAGATGGTATTGCTGCACAAGCTAATAAATATGTTTTACCAACAGCTACAGCTGAAATTATTGGTGGAGTAAAGGTAGGAGCAAATATTTCTTATAGTAATGGTACAATTAGTCTTAATAAGGCTAACGTGACTAGTGCATTAGGATACACACCTCCTACAGCAGATACTAAAGTGACCATAAATAACACTTTAACAAGTACTAGTACTACAGAAGCTTTAGCTGCTGCTCAAGGCAAAGCTTTAAAAGATTTAATTGATGCTTTAACCGCAAGAGTTGCTGCACTAGAAACTCCAGCAGCTTAATAAATAAGTATACATATGGTACAAAATAGAATAATATTTTTTGCAACATCTGTTCAACCTAATCCGGAAGAAATAGACTATTGGGTTGACCTATCTGATAATCCTTATGGTGGTAGCATTAAATATTTCAATGGAACCAAATGGGTAAGGCTAGCTGCCTCTGGTGGTACACCTGACCTTAGCAACTACTATACTAAAACATAGGTAAACAAATTGCTTAATGATAAAGCAAACATTAGTGATGTAGATAGTAAAGTAGATGATGAAGAAGTAAAAGATGTAATAAAGGATATACAATTTAATACTTCTAATCCTAACAATATTACAATGGTAATGTTTAAGTATGATGGAAGTAATGATTCTATATCTTTACCCATAGCATCTACTGGATCAGCTGGTATTGTCACATCTAAAGACTTCTTAGACTTTGTTAAACAACATCAGTTATAGGAACTTCATACTGAGATGATTGATACCTTTGCTGATATACGTGCAAAGTATTAGAAGAAACTCATTGCAGGTTTGAACATTGAAATTGATCAAGAAACTAATGTAATTAGTGCATCTGGTGATCTAGCTGTACAATGGAATAATATTACTGGTAAACCAGATTTTAAACCAGTAGCTACATCTGGTGATTATAATGACTTGATTAATAAGTTAAAACCAGGTAAAGATGTTAGTATTAGTGAAGATAATGTAATTAGTATTGCTATTGATTCAGATTCATTAGAATAGTCTTTAGCTACTTTACAAAGTAATATAGATAAAGAAGCTGCTACTGCTCGTGCTGCTGAAACTAAATTAGGCAACGATATAGCTACTGAGAAGAATAGAGCTGAATCTGCTGAATAGACTATTAGTACTAATTTACAGAATGAAATTAATAGATCTACTCAAGTAGATACTCAACATACTAATGCTATAAACAAGGAAGTACAGGATAGAAAAGAAGCTATTGCTACAGAAGTTAGTGATAGAAATGCAGCTATCTTAGTAGAAACTAATAGAGCTAAAGCTAAAGAAGAAGAGTTAGACAATAAGATTACCGATCATACTACTACAACTAATGCAGCATTAGCATTAAAAGCAGATAAGTCTGATACTTATACTAAGGCACAAGTAGATGCTAAATTATCCGGTGCTTATAAAGTAAAAGGATCTAGTACGTTTGAAGCTCTACCTAAAGACAACAATGTAGTTGGTGATGTATATAATATTATTAATGCGTTTAATTTAGGTGGTAAGCATTATGATGCTGGTACTAACGTAGTATGGACTGAAGATGGTTGGGATGCTTTATCAGGTTCATTTGATACTACTGCTATTGAAGGTAGTATTCAAGAAGTAGCTGATAACTTAGCTCAAGAGATACTTGATAGAACTCAAGCTGATACTACTATTAATAACAATGTGTCTTCACTTGTAACAGCTGAATAGACTAGAGCAGAGAAAGCAGAATAGAAACTAACTAGTGATTTAGCTAGTGAAGTAACTAGAGCTAAAGGTGCTGAGTCTGCTAATGCTACAGCTATAGCAAATGAAGTAGAAAGAGCTACTGGTGTAGAAGAGACATTGAATAGTAATATTACTCAACTGTAGACTCAAAAAGTAGATAAAGTTGAAGGTAAAGGTCTTAGTACTAATGATTATACTACTCCTGAAAAGAATAAACTAGCTGCTATTGAAGCTGAAGCTAATAAGTATGTATTACCTGCTGCTACAGCTAGTGCATTAGGTGGTGTTAAGATAGGTAGTAATATAACATTAGCAGATGGTGGTACTATCAGTATAACTAAAGCTAATGTAACTAGTGCATTAGGTATAGATCCTACTACTACTTATGTAAAGAAAGCTGGTGATGCTATGACAGGAGCTTTAACAAACAGTTCTACTATTAGTGGTAGTAAATTGATATCTACTGTATCTACTGGCACTGCACCTATACAAGTATCTTCTACTACTCTATGTCCAAATCTGAATGCAGATATGGTAGATGGTTACAATGTGTCTGAAGGTGATAAAACAGGTATTCATTATACTAAGTTTTATGGAATGGGCGCTAATAACACAGATTGGCTGAAAATAGCTACTTTACCACTAGTATCACAAAATACTACTTCTGCTAAATATGTTATTTTTGAAATAGTAGGAGGTGGAAATTTTGGTTCTAGTCAATACAATTATTCTACACTAGTAGCTGGTACTAGATATAAAGAATCTGTTAAATTAGTTAAGTAGCAAAGTAATACGGAGCTTAGTGGAGATGCAGTAATAGCTGGATATGTAGTCACTTCTACAAATGTAGAAATTTGGTTAGGTTTTGCTGGAACATTTAGATCGCCTATTTCTATTACTTGTAAGAATAAACAATTAGCTAACGATGTATTAACTAGTAGTTTTGTTACTACTAAACCAGATAATTTTGTGTTAGGAGAAATTGTTACATTAGATGCTCCAGACTGGTATGGTGTATCATGGTCAGAAACATCATCTAATCCAGATTGTACCCGTATTGGTAATATGGATATGCATAGATCATTACCTATATAGAGTATGATGAAAGGATATCTTTATTTTAAAGACGGAAATCCTTTATATAGAATGTTAAAGCTAAACGATAGTTGGACTAAATGTGAAAATTATTCTGCTGGAGGATGGAGAGATGTAGATACTTTGCTAGAAGATAATAACATAAATGTAATGATTAAAATACCTGAATTTTGGTGGATAGATGATTATATAGAATCTACTGAAACACATAATTTAAAAATATGTCCACATGCCAAACCAGGATGGCATCACCATAAAGAAGCTTATGTGTCTGCATATGAAGGTTATATTGATGGAAATTATTATAGATCTTCTAAAAATAAAATACCTAGTGTTAATTTCACAAGATCTACTGTAAGACCAAAAGCAAGAGCTAATGGTTTAGGAAATTCATGGAATATATATACATATAATGAACATAGAGCCATATGTCATTTATTCTTAATAGAATATGCTACCAGAAATAGTCAAAAAGCAGTTAATACTGCATTAACAGTTGAAGGATTTAGACAAGGTGGATTAGGTTCTGGTTGTACTACAGGTACGGTAACTATCAACGGAGCTACAACTTACTCGTTTATTCCTACTGGAAGTTCTGATAGTTTAGGTAGTGGTTCTGGTGAAGTTACAGTAACTATACAATAGACAGATTCATCTGGCTCTAATACTACAACTACTACAAGAAAGTGTAATAGATATAGAGGAATAGAGAATCCATTTGGGCATGTGTGGAAACACGCTGACGATGTTATTAGTGTATATATTTCTGGTTACAGCGCTAGATTTTGGTATAAGTGCGATTCTCCAGATCATTTCGGTGATTCTATCTCGAATGATAATCCGTACTATAAAAATATAGCAGCAAATGCTGTAGTTACTGGATACAAAACAAAAATAGTAACTACGTCTACGTGTGACTTTTTCGCTTTATCTTGCAACAATGGTTCAGAAACAACATACTGGTGTGACTATAATTGGGATAATACGGATGGTTCATTACATTGTTTGTTAATCGGTAGTCGCTCTGACGCTAGCGGCGGGGCGGGTCTCTTCGGTCTTCATTCCGATGCGGAGGTTGGTATTTTCGGTGCTAATGTCGGTTCTCGATTAACATATCTCCCGTGGGCGGAGTAATGACTTAATTATGCAATACGGTATAGTTAAGTAATACCCACAGGTTGCTTCTCTAGAATTAGAACGAGTATGCATTATTAGTTTTAAGTAAAAAAGTAGTAACTCTGACAATAGCAGCAAAGCAGGTCTATTCAATCTTAATTCCAATAATGAGGTTAGTAATTCCAATGCTAATATCAGTTCAATGAAATTGCGTATCATAATATTTTCAGTTTATCATATAATAGCCAACTACTGAGAAGGACCTTACCACTTGGTAAAAAATATAAATAATTTATTAAGGGTTAGTAGTGAAATATCGAAAGCTCTTTGTAATTTCAGACTATGAAGAAATTTAAGAATTTATATTAGAAGATAACAGATTTAGATAATATAAAGCTAGCTCATCATAATGCTAGAAAGAATAAAACTCATAGAAACGATGTAAAGAAAGTAGATGCAGATATAGAAAGATTTTGTAAGTAGATACAGGATATGTTAATCAATCATACTTATAAAACTTCTGAATATTTTACTTTTAAATTATATGAACCTAAAGAAAGAATAATATTTAAACTACCTTACTTTCCAGATCGTATAGTACATCACGCTATTATGAACATAATGGAACCTTTGTGGATTAATTAGATGATACCTTAGACTTATAGTTGTATCAAGAAAAGAGGAATTCACAAAGTTCTTAAGTAGATATAGCATGATCTAAAAGATAGAAAGAATACTAAATACTGTCTTAAAATAGATATTAGAAAGCTTTATCCTTCAGTAGATCACGATATATTAAAACAGATAATTAGAATAAAGGTATCAGATAGAGAACTGTTATAGTTGTTAGATGAAATAATAGATTCATCAGATGGAGTGCCTATTGGTAATTACTTATCTTAGTTCTTTGCTAATCTATATCTATCTTACTTTGATCACTGGGTTAAAGAAGATAAAAACATAAAGTATTATTATAGATATGCAGATGATATAGTAATACTTTATAAAGATAAAGAGTCTTTGTAGACATTACTTAGAGATATAAAGTAGTATTTAAAAGATAACTTAAAACTATAGTTAAAGAATAACTATTAGGTATTCCCAGTAGAAAGTAGAAGTATAGATTTTGTTGGATATAAAATATATCATAACTTTACTTTAGTTAGAAAGGCATTAAAGAAAAGATATTGTAAGAAGAATGCTAAACTGAATAAAAGAAGTACTAACTACAAATATTATAGAAGAAAAATGGCTAGCTACATAGGATGGTTTAAACACGCTAACTGTTATTCTTTACTTACTAAAACTATTAAACATAAAGAGCTATTAGATTACCTGGATATACGTAAGGGAAATAGAACATACGAATAATGAGTGCGTTATAGTTATATAACGCAGAGACTTTAACATATGCTAGCAGTAATAAATATTGACTAGCATTTTTATTTCAGATAAAATTATTTTAAGTTGTGTTGAGTAGAAGTTTATATATAATGAGTCTTGCAAGACGTATATTTGCTAATGGATATCAATCTATAGTAGGTTGGCTAACAGGTATAGCAACTATACTAGCACCAGCTGCACCATTAATAGGTGTGTCATTTCTATTCATAATATTAGACTTAATCTATGGGTATAAAGTATGTAGACAAGTAACTCACAAGAATTATTTTGAATCTGGCAAGTTTTGGTCTACTATTGAGAAACTAGGATTTGCAGCTATAATGATAGCTGGATTTACTTTATTAGATAAGTTTATATTTATGACATATGCCGATCTGGTGTTAGCTAAAGTTGCAGCAGGAGCAGTATGTTTTGCAGAAATAATATCATTATTAGAATCTAGGAAAGCATTAAAACCTAATTCATTAGTTACAAGACTCTTCACAAAGATTATAAAGTCGAAAGCAGAAAAATATTTAGATGTAGATATAACAGACATCTTAGAAGAACAAAATACTATTACAAATGATACCAATACTGATAAGTCTAGCAAAAAGATTAACAAGTAACATTATCGGTTGGTTTAAAAGAAATTACAAAGCAATGGCAGTGATTATCATTACGATTCTCGCTGCCATTTGTTTTTATTAGAATAACTAGCTAGATAAGAAGAATAAAGAAATAGATAGAGTAACTAATAACTATCTTTACTATGAATAGCTAGCAACATAGTAGAAGAATGATAATAGAGTGTTATAGCTTACTCTAGATGAATTTAAAGAAACCAAAGATAGCTTGATACAAGAAGTACGAGCTACAGTAAAGAAATTAAAGATCAAAGAGAAGGAGTTAAAATAGGTACAGATATAGGAGTAGAAAGTAGTACATGATACTACAGTAGTAGTTAGATCAACTGACTTTAAAGTGGAAATCAAACCAAACAATTTGACATCAATCATAATAAATAAAAGAGATACGCTCCTAACACATAGTATCGACATTCGCAATACACAATCACTATTTATTCATACTAAAAAAGAATATAAGCGTAATTATAAGAATTGGTTTATACGTTTTTTACATTTTGACTGGAAGAAAATAAATACTACTAGATATCTAATTGATAATTCTAATAAACTTATAAATAATACTGATACTAGAATTGTATATATAAAAGATAAGGAGTGATTTCTCACTCCTTATACTTCCAGATATAATTTCCAAACTGTTTTACCTTACCTCTACACTTTAGAGAAATTCTACTTATGTTTAAATTCAATTCTCTTTTTATTTGATTGAGTGAACTCCACTCTTTGATTAAATTACCATTTGTATCAAACTGAAGAACTGTTTTAGATATTTTAGGATTATTTTTTAGTGATTTAGATACATTATGATTACGAGATCCATAATTTACATTGTAATTTACAGTACACCATTCTAAATTATCTACACAATTATTTAATTTATTCTCATCTTTGTGATTTACACAAGGTTGATTGTTAGGATTAGGTAAGAAAGCTTCTGCTACTAAACGGTGTACTTGTTTAGTTTGCCATTTGTTGTCATTACGTTTCATTCCTACATGAGCGTACCCTTTGATATCAACAAACTGTTTTAAAATTGTTTCTTTAACGGGTAGTGGTTTACTATCTTTTCTAATTTCCAATCTAGCAATAGATTTTACTCTACCTAAAGTAGATATTAAATAATTATCAAAACTATTAATACGTTTCCAATTTTCCATAATTTGTTCAAATATTAATTTACGTATATAACGTATAAAGAAGAAATAGCTAATATGGTTAGATAGAACTACAACGAGTTCAAAGCTAAAAAAGAAGCAGCAAGTAAGTATGATGAAGAAATGGAGAAGTGTAAAGATATTTTAGATCAACTAGAAGCACAGGTAGAAGATCCTATAGTAACAAATACTATTGACAATAGTAAAGAAATAAACGATTTAAAGAATGATGTTGCTGATATTAGGAAGATGATCGAAGATACTAAGAAGATGTTTATGGGAGGATTCCCAAAACCACCAATGCCACCTATGCCTAATGTACCAGCTCCAATGAAATAATACTCGGCAACGCTCACAACGTTCGCTCACCTCTACGAGGCTCGCTCACTGTATAGTGGACGAGCTTTTGTTGTTTATGTATGTTAATAATATTTCCTCGCTTCGCTCAGAGTTCCTTCGCTTCGCTCGGAAAATTATTATAAAGCTTTTTAAGAAAGGCTATTAGTTTCTGTTAAGGAGTGTATCTAAGATACTATAAAAATTTACAGTAAGTCTTAAAATGCGTTTTATGACTATTATAATTATAATTTAAATATATAGATATGACATTAAATGAGCTCATTGATGATATTCTATTAGAAGCTAGAAACAACTAGATTACTGAGAGTGAAAAGCTCAGTAGATACTAGATAGAATTGTGGATTAAAACATATCGAGCTTACCTATTAAAACAGAAGTTAGATAAGGGAGAGCAATTAGACTAGATCTTCTATTAGACTATACGCATGCATTTGGATAAAATAGAAGAAGACCCAGGTCATGTAGAATACCAAGGGGATAAAGAATTGCCTACTTTACTTGGTACTAAACTTACTACTTCAGTAATAACAGTAAAGGATGCCTATGGAAACATTATTCAATTAGGTTCTGAAACTAAGATGAAATTCTAGAGATATAGAAAGTACACTTGCAAAGATTATATTGCATATGTTAAAGGTAATAGGATATATGTAGAAGGTGATGCTAATCAACTAGAATATATTGATGTAGAAATAATTGCTGAAGATCCTACTGAAGATAAACTATGTTACAATCCTGATAAGGATGAATATCCTTTACCAGCTTATATGTGGGGAACAGTTAAGTAGTTAATCTTTACTAAAGATTTCTTAACTATGAGATAGCAAGTATCTGATACTACTAACGATAGTAAGGATGATACTTAGAATGTAATGAATTAGAATGTTAACAGAAGTATAAGACGATGAATGAATTAAATAAATCAGCTAATAAAACGGTATCTTATACTATACCTTCATTCTATAACCATTACTTAAGTAGTATAGAACCAGATACAGTATACGATATAGATTATACTACTTATAGAAAGATAGTAACAGACTACTTTTATCACTTAAGAGATTAGTTATTAGAAGAAAGTAAAGAAGTTAAATTACCTTATAGAATGGGTAGTATACAAATAGTAAAGAAACAACCTAAACATTTAGACGGTAGAAGTCTTAGAATAGATTATAAAGCTACAAAAGAATTAGGTAAACTTACTTATTTACTTAACGAACACTCAGGATTCTATAAGTATAGACTTTATTGGAATAAATAGGATATGCTAGTGTCTAATAAGAGTAAGTATTAGATTGTACTTACTAGAGCAAATAAAAGACATCTAGCACAAATAATTAAATAGAATATTCACGATTACGAATAGCAGCCATGATATATAAAATGACAAGTAGTAAAGCCGTGATTGCTAAAGTAATTGCGGACTTAGGTTTAAATGAAACTGAAATACCTATTACAGATATACGTCAATGGATTGGAGAGGCTTTAATGAATATAGGTTCAGTTAATCAACTAGATCATAAAGTAGAAGTAATACCTATCAATGGTTATTAGGCTAAGTTACCATGTGATTTAGAAAGATTAAATAGTGTAGCTTACTCTACATGTGATTGTGGTGGTTGGATACCTATGAAGAAGAGTACAGGTACATTCAGTGTTTATGACAGAAAAGATAACTGCGATTGTTGTAATATGATTATACATGATGATGTATTAATACCATTAGTAAAGAACCTTCATAATCTTACTAAAGATAAAGACGCATTAGAAATACTTAATAAAGATACTAATACTAGATAGACACTTAGCACATTAATTAATAATTATACAGTTTGTAGCAAAAATGGTAGATTACAGCACACTAGTTTTAATGGTACTAATTTCAGTTATACGCCACAATATGATGTCAAACCAGGATATCTTATCTCAAATGTCCCAGAAGGATATGCAAAAATCTCATATCACGCTATCTACACTGATGAAGATGGCATGCCGATGATGCCAGATGTATAGTCTTACTTTGAAACTTGCTTTTGGTATTGTGCACAAAAGATTCTTTATATTAAGTATATAAAAGGAGAAGTACACAGATAGTTGTGGATAGATGCTAAGAACTCTTATAACTTCTATAGAAAGCAAGCATATGCTGAATCTTTGATGCCTAATCAAGATGAATTAACTAATATTAAGTATACATGGAATACATTAGTTCCAGAAATGGATGAAGAACGTACTTTCTTTAGTACTACTGGTGATAGACAATAGATTTACAATTAGAATTATAATAGATTATGGAGATAAATAGCCAAGTAAATACATTTATTGGTGGTATGAATATCGACAGTGATATTACTATGCTAGCTGATAACTAGTATAGATGGGCTGAGAATATTCGTTTACTCACAGATAATGCTGGTACTACAGGTATTCTATAGAATATAGAAGATGTAAGATAGTACGAAGGTGGTATTGAAGCATCTGAAAATATACTTGGTACAGCAGTAACTAGGTGGTACAATTCTACTAAGAAGATAGTAGAAGAATGTGGTATAGTAGTTACTATGGAATTGTATGAAGGAACTTATATTAACAACGTATGGGCTATAACTGATTTCAACAGTATTAAACCTACTTGGACTTTAGTAGTATCTGCTGTTATGAACTTAGTTAACAAAGTAGCTATAGTTACTAATTATGAGTCAGATAAAGTAAGCAAGATATATATATCTGATGGAACTTCTTCTATTAAATGCATTAATATATCTGCTCAATATAAGACAGATAAAACTAATCACATAGAAGATGATACTTACTTTGACCTATTACCTAGTTCTACTATTGCACCGTTTAAGTTTATTGAATTGACATCTGGTAATTTACCAGCTGGTATGATACAATATTGTTATCAGTTATTCAGTGTACATGGCGGAGAAACATCCACTTCTTCATTAAGTCCTATGATACCTATAACATCTAGTAATTCAAATTCATCTAAAACATTTAAAGGTGATAGACAAGGTGAGAGTACAGATAAAGGTTGTATGTTACAAGCTACTTTGTTTAATGATGGTAGATTTGAAAAGATAAGAATCATTAGTATTCAGTATACTAGCAATACTCAAACTCCTAAAATATATGTAATTAATGAGTTAGACTTACCTAAATCTGAGGATAATGTAATAACATTTAATTACAATGATGTTGGTAGTAGTTACGTTAATGAATTAAGTATAGAAGAATTTAATGATCTTGTTCCATTTGAATTTAATGCTAAGAGTATAGCAAAAATGGATAATAGATTGTTTGCTTCTAATGTGTAGGAGTTAACTTGGGATGTAGATTATGATGCTAGAGCATATAGATGTAATAGTAATGGTATTATTAAATTAAACTCTAGTATAAGTAATCAAGATATTACTACTACTTTTCAAGAATTAATTAGCCCAGAAACAGATTTAGTTATACCAGAAGAACATGATTGTATAAACCCAATGAATAGTTCAACGGTATATCCTAATAATCCAACAGATGAATATGCATTTGGATATGATGATAATGGAGTTATTAGAGGTGGTAGAGGTTTAAATATCAGTTATAGATTTATTATAACAGATTTGATAGAGTCTGATAATACTCCAGTAGTTGATGATGAAGGTGATAAATTTGTACCATATAGTATGAGCTTATCATCATCTAAAAAATCTTATAATACTATTAAGTTAATATGTCCTGAAACAAAAGAATTAGTACATACATTTAATAGTGATGGTAAATCTAGAATAAGAAACTATTGTGACCCTTATTACGTATCTAATTTCTTAAGTCATCAAAGAGATGAAGTATATAGGTATGGTATAATATTGTATAATAATAAGAATATACCTTCACCTGTACACTGGATTGGAGATATTAGATTCCCTTCTGCTGATATTGAAGGTTATGAACCTTTTACTTTTGGTGGAACAGTAGATGGATCTGGTAACTATGAATTAGTATCTCATCCACTTGGTATAATGTTCTATGTGAATAATCTTCCTACGGATGTAGTAGCTTATGAAATAGTAAGATGTGATAGAACATTAGCAGATAGAACAATAGTTACTTAGGGGTTACTAAATAAAACTATTAGATTCAACGGGTGGTATAATAATACTGAAGATTATAGAGCAGAATACTCTTTAGGTAGCATAGATAGAAGACCTACTATTATGCCTACTTTTAAAGAAGGTGTAGCCCCAGAATTTGTACAAGGGTTCTATAATTCAAGTAAGAATCTATTTGTACAACAAGATGCTTAGGATTAGAATCCATTTGATACATACGGTATATTTGATTTAGTAACTGCTGATATATGCTTCAATAAGGAAAAGTCTGATTCTATTGTTACCAGTGGTATGAATATTGTACCATTATATTGTGCTCATTCTGCTACATACTGTAATGACGCTAATAATAAGCATTATAGATTAGGTATTCCATTTACTAAAGTGTTAGGTAAAAGTACAAACAATATACAAAATCCATTTGGCGGACCTGTAGAATATTCTGAACATACTGGTAATAAACCAAGTGCTTCTTAGGGAGTATTTGATGGTTATGAACAAGATGGTGATATGGTAAGTGGAGGTATATGCAAATACTATCAATTCTTTGGTAAAAACTATGCTCATAAAGATAATTCTAATCTACGTCAGTCTTTCTCTATAAAAGATGTTACTAAACCAACTAATATATCTCCATATCAAGAAGCATTTGATGCCAAACAAATAGTAGATTACATAGATAGATTTGGTTTTGTAAACTATAGTATTGGTTCTAGAGAAGCTCTTGGTCCTCACGGAGTATGTTTGGCTATTAGTGCACCAGATGTATATGCTGGTAATTACACAGGAATTCGCACTACTCCTTTATTGAGAAAATATAGACACAATGCTGTATTATTCGTTAATATAAAGAAAAATACTACACAATACGGTGGTAATACTTTTATGAGTAGAAGCTATTCTATATATAACAGTACTAATACTTATGTTAAAACATCTTGGGAAGGATACGACAAAGCAATGTGCTTTGGTGGTGATACATATTTAGGAGTATTAGACTATACTCATACTATGTTATTTACTAGAAATGATCCTGATGATAGAAATGGCTTTAAGAGATATGTTGGAGCTTATATTCCACTAGAATCTAGTATAAACTTATACTATAGAAATGATGAACATTATTCTCAAGACATAGTAGAATCATCTGGAGATGGTCAAACTGGTGAAGCTAATGTTTACTTCCTAACAGATCCAGGATAGATGAATACTTTATATACTTAGAAAACTCCAATGTACGTATATAATGCTGCTTACTCTAATACTAGTACTAGTAAGAATTATATACAAAAATCTATATATGCTGAAGATGATGTTAAAAGCATGAATAGAATTACTTGTTCAGAGTTAAAGACAAATAATGAACAGACAGATAGTTGGACTAAATTTAAGTTTGCTAACTATTTAGATACAGATAGTACATATGGACCAGTTACTAATCTTAAAGTATTTAAGAACAAATTGTATTTCTTCTAGGATAGTGCTGTAGGTATAGCCTCTGTTAATGATAGGTCTTTGATTACCGATAATAATGCTGGAGCTTTAACATTAGGTACTGGTGGTATTCTTACCAGATACGATTACTTAGTTACTTTAAATGGAGATAGTATTATTAATGATAAGAGTATTACTAATTCTGAAACTACTTTGTATTGGTATGACTTAGATAAAAATGTTATATGCTCACTTAGCAATGATTTTAATGAATTATCTAAAGTAAAACAAGTATAGACATATTTAAATAGATTGCCAGATAATGCTAGAAAGAATCCAGTGTCATTCTATGATAAGAAATACAACGAAGTATGGTTTAGAATATATGATAGATGTTTAATATTTAATGAACAATTAAATGTATTTACTTCTTTCTATACTCATAATCCGAACTGGTTCTTTCCATTCTCTACTAGACTAGTAACTATTAAAAACAATAATTGTTATTACTTACATAATATGTATGATGTTAATAGTACTACTAAAGAAGAGAAAATATCTTATGTTAGATTTGTAGTTAATAAAGATATAGCATATACTAAAGTATTCGATAATTAGTGGTTCTCAGCTGAATTTGTAGACATTGGAGATGAAACTAAGCCTACGTTAATATCTGATATACACTTTAATACTAAGAATTAGGAAACAGAACCCATTGATTGGAAATAGATAGAATAGAGAGAAGATACATTTAGATTCCCAATAAGTAGAGAGAAACAAAATAATCCAGGTTAGCAGCAATAGACTAATATGTCTTATGCTGGAAGGATGAGAGGAAAATACTTAATCTGTAATTATACATTAGATTGTAACGATAACAGAGAATTTAAGCTTCCTTATGTTAAAACAACTTATAGATATTCAATGTTATAATATGAAAACTAAGAAATTAAAAAGAGTTCCTCAATATGCTTTCGGTGCTGATGCTATTTCAAACTGGGGTAATATGAGTGGAGTAGATAAAGCGAATGTAGTTACACAAGGAGTTGGTGCTGTGGGTAGTATGATAGGTAATGCTACTAGTGGAAAGAAGCCTACAGCAGCTGGTGTAATAGGTGGAATAGGATCTGGAGCTGCAATGGGGGCATCTATTGGTGGACCTTGGGGAGCAGTAATAGGTGGAGCTATTGGTGGTATTACTTCAAGTATAGGTTCTGGTGGTTCTGTTAATGAGTAGACTGGTGAGTATGAATTACCATCAGGAATCGCAGGTCTATTTGGTCATAGTAAAAGTTATATACGTAATAAGGCTGGTAGAATTAAAAATGGTATTCAAGCTAGACAAATGTCTGAACAAGTAGCAGCTGATTACTATTAGGAAAATGGATATAATGAATTAAGTTTATCTAAAGGTGGCGTAGTACCATCTACCATAGCTTACTTAGATGATGGTGAAATGTTGAGAACACCAGATGGAACTATAGGTTCTATACCAGAAGAAGGTAAACCTACAGATTCTAATTTATTAAATGTACCTGTTGGAACTCAAGTATTAAGTGATAAGATTAAAGTTCCAGGAACAAATAAAACATTTGCAGAAATGGGAAAGAAGTTAATGAAGAAAAGCAACAAGAAAGCTAATAATATATATGCTGAAAATAGTTAGATGCTAAATGAGAGAAATAATTAGATAGCTTATCAGGCACTATTAGATTAGCAAGAAACTTTGAAAAGTAAAAAAATAAAGAAGAATACTGCTGCTTATGCAGATGGCACTAAAGACATTAAACCATATGGATATAATCAAAATAACGGACCTAGACATATACCATCATCTGAAGTAGCAAGTAGATTAGGCATTCCTTATAATATTAATGCTCCTATTGGTAATGTAGATACTGCTAATGCTAGAAGTAGTAAATACTTTAACTATACTGGTAATCCTGGACAGCTTCCAGTAGGTAATATATATAGTACAAATAGTAAAAAGCCGAAAACTCCAAGTGATAATAACTGGTTAGATCTAATAGACAATATAGCTGCATTAGCTGGACCTATTGGTAATATATTCTCAGGTAGTCCTGAAAGAGTAGAAACATATACTTATGATCCAGTATATGGTCCTACTGATTATAATATAGATCCTATACTTAGAGAAGCTGCACTAAGTGATAGAATTGCTAGATACAATATGGCTAATATTAATCCTAACACTGGAGCCAATATGGCATTTGGTTTACAGTCAGCAGTTAATAGGAACAAAGCTATCGCTAATGCTTATGCTACTAAGAACAATGCTGAAAATCAAATGGCATTTAACAATGCTCAAATAGCTAATCAATGGGGGCAACAGTATGCTAATGCTAGACATTTAGCTTCTGTAGAACAAGCTTAGAATGATGCAGCTACTAGAAATATTCGTAGAAAAGGATTTGGTGATTTATCTACAAGAATATAGTAGATAAGTAGAGATAAACGTTTAACTAAAAGAGACTCTGCTGTACTAGAAGCTATGTTACCTTATTTGGAATATGGTATGACATCAGATCAATTAACTAAATTATATAATAATTTGAAAAGATAATGGCAACGAATAGATTTGATAAACCAATAGAAAGTGAGTATATTAGTTAGTATACACCAATACCCTTTGAATAGTTATATGCTATAGGTAAAGCAAATAACGAAAGAGTAGATAAAGCTTATTAGGATTTAGGTAATCAGTTTACTAAGTGGTCAGAGTTTAGATCACCATCAGCTGTAGATACTAAGAGATGGTATGATTTAACGGTTGGAGCTGGACAAGATGTAGTAAATAAATTAGCAGCTAATCCAGATTTGATTAAAACAGCAGAAGGTAGATCCTTAATACAATCGTTTATTAATACTAGACCTTATAGTGAGCTAAGTTAGTTACAACAGAGTAGAGAAGGATTACTTTAGAGATAGAAAGTAAATCAACAACTTATGCTATCTGGTAAGTATAATCCTTTATGGCATGAAGTTGATTTTACTAATTATAATACTTTAGATAGTGGAGTATTTAATGATGTTGCTCCATTAGCTTATAAATCAGAAGTAGATTTAGTAAAACCTTACGTTGATAATCTAAAAGCTGGATATATTAGGTCAGATGGTAGTTATGATTACTCAGGTGTATCTACTGATAGAACTGATGAACAAATAGCTAAGAATATATCTGCAATATATAATACTCCAGAAGCTCAAATGCATATAAACGCTTTAGTAAGATAGGGATTTACTCCTGACCAAGCTAGAGCTTTATTTACAGATAGAATTTATAGAGCTGGTAGAGAGTTTGCGTATGAAGATAGAGAGGCAAATGAATTTGCTAAACTAGAATATAGTAACAGATTAAAAGCAGCTAGAACTAGTCAAAACGTAAGTAACGAAGGTCCTTGGTATTTAACTGATTCTTTAGAATATACAGGATTATAGAAATTTAATAATGCTAGAAACTATTACTTATCTAATAATCCTAACTATGAGAAACTAAAGAGTGATATCAATAGTAATGATCCAGTTGTTAGAGAAATGGCTAGTAAACAACTTAGATCTCTTGCAGATAGTGCTACTCCTTATAATATGTTCAGAGATATTATGAGAAAGTATGGTACAGAAAAGAATGGAAAATTACAAATTACAAATACTGATATAGATTATGCCGTTAATGATATATTCAACAACTTTGGATATACAGTTCGTAACTCTAAATTAAATGATCTATTAAGTAGCACTATATAGGGAATTACAGAAAATGAATAGAGTACTCCTTTAGGTAGACGTAAAATTATATCTGGTGGAGAGAATTTGAATTTAATGTCTAGAGTAGTATCAGAAATAGCTGGATTTGAAGCAGTAGATCCTAATCGTAATAAAGTAATAAATGCTTTGAAAGGTGGTAAGTTTAACAATATGATATTACTTAACAATGATAATATGATAACTATTCCAGTTGTTAAGAATGGTTAGCCAAGTACAGCTAATTTGCAGAGAATTAAAGTAGCTATATCTGAAGATGATATTAAGAATGCTGGTCTTACTGAAGATGATATGAAAAAAGCTGGAGCTACAATACAAACTTCTAAACAATCTATATCAGAAAGTGAAACATCTAACTTATCTGGAAAAACTTCTGGTGAAAGATCTGAATTAGGAGAACAAATAGCTAAGAAGTGGAGTAGTAATACTACTAGAACTGTTAGACCTGGTGTTAAATATTATGTATTAAATTTAAGTAATAGTGTACCAACATCTGGAGATGATTTAAATGCTGAATATTTAAATCAACAAGCACTTAAACTGAATGTGACAGGATCAGTAGCATCTGGATTATATCCAGATGTACAAAATGAATCTTTTGGATTTCAATAAATAATATAATATGGCAAAGAAACAAACATTTACTGTGGGTAGTAAAGATAATATGAGAAGTAGGCTTCAAGAGTTAAAGGATTATACATTTAATCCTTTAACTGGAGTTAATCCTTCTGAAGAACAATATGAATTTGATATGGCTCAAACTAAGCCATTAAACATTTCTTCTTTAGAAGAAACTCCTAAGTAGGAAAAAATTGTAACTACTGAAGATGCTAGTACCACTAAAAGTGGAAAAGGACCCAACTATATAGCAGATCCGGTATTCTCATTTATCAATGGTATTCAATAGGATATGGTAGATAGACCTACTGGTGATATGCTATTGAATAATAAAGAAAAAGATGAATTAGAGTTTCAGAAAGTATTTCTAGAAACTGAAAAAGAAATGAAGTTGTTAGATCAACAACTTAATAGAGCTTACTTAGATAAAGATACAGATAAGGTTCATGAATTATATCCTTAGTATAAAGCTACTTTTGATGCATACTCTAGTATGCTAGATGAATATAAAAAAGTAGCTAGTAAATACTATAATCAGTATGGATATCAGCCTACTGTAGAAGAAAGATTACAAGCTCTTAATGAAGGTATTTCTGAAAGAGAACAGAAGTCTAAAGAATTAGGTGAAGATATTCAAAGAGGTAGAGATATATTACATTTTACCAATAGTATATACTCTATAAGCGATGAGTGGAAACAATTAGAACAAGAAAATTGGGCATATCAAGTACCTAGAGCATTAGGTACTTCTTTCTCATCTATATAGGCTACTGCTGTTAACTTTGCAGCTGTTGCTGCTGCTAATTATCTAGCAGCACAAGTTGCAGCATCTCCTACTGGTCCTTATTCTCCATTAATTGCTGGCGGTGCGGCATTAATAGGAGCTGGAGCTACAGTAGGTACTAATATATGGTCTAGAGATAGAGAGTCTTTATCTGAAGTAGCTAATAATTATAAACAGAATGTTTATGAATATGCTAATAAAAACAATATAGATATCAATAGCTTAGCAGATATAGGTAGAGAGAATCTAAGTCGTATTACTGGTGTAGAATACTCTAATGATAAGAATTCTTCAAATTATAGAAGCAATGATGAAGTATTTGAAGATATGTTAGCTTATGATATACCTACTGGTAATAGTGAATTAGATGCACTAAGATACAATACTAAAAACAATCTAAAAGATATCTACAATAGAAACATGGCTCTAGCAGCTAGCGATGTAGCTCAAGCTGCTACTATAATTCCTGGAGCAGGTAAGGTGTTTACTAAAGTACTTGGTAAACTTAATTTGCCAGAGAGAGCTATTGATGGTACAGTTAAGGTATTAGATAAAGCAATTGACTATACTACTAAGAAAGTAGCTTCTAAAATGTCTAAGGTAGCTAAACATAGATTATCTAAATATGTACTAGAACCTACAGTTAGAATAAGTGCTAACGCTGCATTAGAAGGTATTGAAGAAGTAACACAATACATGATTGGTAATCGTATAAATGAATAGAATACATCTGATACTAATCTGTATAATCCTCTTGATGTAGCTACCATGTTTATGGAAAACAATGCTATGGCATTAAAAGGTTTAGCTGCTGTAGCTGGTATTAGTGGTGATCCAGCTTTAGATGGAAATAAAGAATTAGTGGATAATTTTAAAGTAGGTGCAGCTATAGGTTTACTCATGGGTGGTGGAACTACAGCCGTAAGTACTGCTAATAATCTAAGATCTTATAATGCTGGTACGGAGTTATCTAGAAACTTAATGGCAGAACATATATCTGCAAAAGAAGATATATATAAGTATATTCAATATGCTAACAAAGTAGATAAAAGGATGCTTAATAAAGAAGCATTCTTAGATGCTATAGATCAACAAATAGAATCTGCTAACATTCCAGATGGTTGGACTAAAGAAGATCTTGAAAGCGAAAAAAGAAATATATCTTCTATATATGATATTGTAAAGAATAACAGTAAAGTAAGAGAATTTAAAGGAGAAGATAGACATATTGCGGCTGCTATATATAAGCATAAAACTGATATGTATAATAAAGCTATATCTGATTATGAAACTCAAGTAAAAGATATAGCTCAAAGCTATAACTCTATTAATTCTGAAATAGATAATGTATTAGGTAGTTTATCTGATGACAATACAGATAGTGAAAATACCATACTGTTGAAAGCTTACTTATTAGATAAAGCAAGATTAGAAGGAATTAAAAATTATATTAAAGTATTAGAAGAATCTTAGATAGTAGATAAAAGTAAACTAGATGAGTTCTATATAGCTGAAAAAGGTATAGAAAGACGTTTGTCAGGTTTATCAGATGTTAAAGACAAATTCTCTGTAAACCCTGATGATATTATTTTAAGTTCAAGAGATGATATTGAATCAAATGCAGTTAAAAGTCTTTTAGCAGAAATTGCATTAACAGATGCTAAGCAATCGTATAAGAAATTTATAAATAGTGACAAAGCCTTAAATAAGGCTGTCGATATATATAAGAATAGTATTACTGAGGATACTATAAATCAAGATGAACAGATTCAGGAAGAAGAAACTCCACAACAAGAACCTGCTAATATTGATGAAGAAGATACTTCAGATACTATAACGTTACAAGATAGTATTGATAAAGCGCAACAATAGGCAGATAAAATTCAAGAACTAATTAATTAGCAATCATCTATACTTGAACAGACATAGCAACAACTAACAGGAGAAACTGAAGAAGAGGAAAAAGCTGTTTCTCAGCCTACTCAAGTTTCTTCTGAACAACCTGTACAAGAAGAAGAAAAAAAAGTTGTATCTCCTAAATCATTTTGGGAATTAGGTACAACCGTAGATACAAGTGAAGACTATGAAGGATTAGTAGCAGAAGAATTAACTGAAGAAGATTTAATTAATCCTGAAGAAACTATATCAGAAGATAATGCCAATAATGTGGCAGATAATCCAGAAGCTACAGTAGATCAAAACGCATCTGATTATGAAGGTACACAGAGTGTTGAGGATATACCTTCCGTTTAGGAACAACCTTCGATGCAGACAGAAGAAATCGTTCCACAAACTCATACTGTTACTAGTAATACAGAACAACCTTCTGCTCCTGTTACTGAACAAGATATAGAAGATAGCAAAGTATACGATACTGATGATGTTTAGGTTAACGATGAAGAACCTACAGAATTAGTATATGGAACTCTATACTATCAGCCAGATAATGATCAACCTATGTTCAAAGGTTATGAATCTGGAAGATCATTAAATGAATATCTATCTACTCCAGGTATGTTAGCTGAAAGTAAAGTTACCGCTAAGATTGGTCCTAAAGATTCTAAGTTTGGATCATATGATCCAGCAAATAAAGCTACCTGGGATGAAGCTCCTATATATATAGAAATAGAAGCTAAAGATGGTAGAAAGTTCATGGCTACTTTGAAGACTATTGAAGGAGCTAAAGGTATATACAGAACTCACGGTAGAGAATTATCTAAATCAGAAGAAGATAGAATCCGTGAGTTACGTAATCAAATCATTGAAGCTAAAATTAATGATCCAAACTGTGAAATAACATTTAAGAATATTACTATTACTAATGGTAACTTTAATGTTAATAGAACAGAAGAAGGAGAAGTAATAAACAGAAACCTGTTGGATATAGAATCTTTAGGAGTTAGAGATTTACACAATATATTAGATTCAGAAACTAAGTTTGGTATAGGTAAAGGCGTAGCAGACCATTTTATAATTATGGATAGAAATGGTCTTCCTATGGAAGGTAAAGGTGGATCTGGTAAAATATTTGTATATCCACCTGCACAAAATACTCCAGCTGGTGTTACTAGAAATATTAAACTTAACGAAGCTAGATTCAGTAATGAAGATAATAGTCCTTCAGAATTAGCTAGATACTTAGCTAATGTAATACTATATAGATAGACTGGTAATGAAGCTGTGTATCCAGAAGATGTAATTCAACTAGTGGTTAACTATGGTAATTCTACTATATTAGATCCTTCTGATCCTAGATATGCATTTTTAGCAGATAAATAGTTCTTTGTAAATTATAAGGAAGGTTGGGCTTAGTTAGGTAGAGAACAAGTTCTTCTATCTAAATTGAGAACAGATGGTGGATTTGAAGACCTAGTAGAATTTATTACAGATAATTTACATTGGAATACAGAAAAAAATCTATTGTGGGAACCATTGCCTAAATCATTTAGAGAAGCTATGATAGATGATAATGTAGATCATTTAGAATTAGTTCCTGGACTAGAATTCGATTTAGAAGACGTTGGATTAAAGAGAATAAATGGTAAATTAATAACTGACGAAGATAATCCAAAAGGATTAACTACTTTAGCTTACTTAATTAAACATGGTAAGCTATTAAGTGATTTGTAGGATAGATTATTTACTAGACCATATGTATACATTGATTCTCCAGTAATATCTTCTAAACCTACTGAACAACAAAAGAAATTAGAAGCAGAATCTCAATCTCCTACTAAAAAGAAGTTCAGTTTATATGAAGTTCCTACTTTTGATGCCAGTGAAGAATTAAGTAGCAAGACGGAAGATAAATCATATGATGAATTTACAGATGCAGATTCTGATGCTGTATCAAGTTTCTTAGGATTAGATGGAGCTCCTAAAATATTAAATAGTAATCAGTTAAAGCAAAGTAAATTTATCAATACTAAAAAGGCTAAAAAGTGGCTACAAAAGAAGTTAGGTCTTACTGATGAACAAGTAGAAGTAACTGATGGAGTTATTAGAGAATTTGCTAATGGTTCTGCTGTATATGGTATAGCTAGAGCAGATGGAATTGCTATATCTAATAAAGCTATTGAAGGAGTATAGTATCATGAAGCCTGGCATAGAGTATCTCTACTTATGTTAGACAAAGATACTAGAAATAAATTATATGATGAATTCAGAAAACAAAATGATTAGTATAGCAATTTAGACAATAAGCAACTAGAAGAAGTAATAGCAGATAGATTTATGGATTATATGCTTAATGATAAAGAATCTACTTTAAGATACTATATCAATAAGATATTCCGTAATATTAAAAAATTCTTGCATATTAATTCTAATATTGATCCTACCAATCTTAATAAAATATTTGATGCTATTAAGTATGGAGATTTTTCTAATTATTAGCTCAATGAAGAATCTCTTAAAGATTTCTTAGATTCTTATACTGATGGAGCTTATTATAAAGTTGGTCCTAATAAAGATATAACTTTGAAACACTTCCCAACTTTACAAGACTTTCATTCAGCATTAGATAGCTTAAAGGCTTGTTTGTTTATAGCTAATGGTGCTAAATATATATCAGATGTATAGAATTTAAGCAATATTAAGCTTAAAAATCTTTTACTATCATTTATTAAATCAAATAGAACTACTACTGAATAGAAGGAAGCATTACAAGAAATAGTAGATAATTTTGATGTATTTATGTATCATCTACAACCAATGCTGGAATAGATGGGGATTAGATCTATAAATCAAAATATGGATGAAGAATTCCTAGATAGAGAAAGTAATGGTATACAGAACTACGATAAGGCTGGATATGAATCTGATAAAAAGAACAACGCATTAGCTAGTGCAAAAATGTTCTTTGCTACTTTATCAGATACATATTTTAGTTATAAGGATATAGATGGAGTAAAAGCTAGAACTCTTAGTACTAGAATTAATACTATTACTGGCTTACCTATGATAGTTAATTATGACACGGCTTATGCTCTAATTCTTAAAAACTTAAGTACAGTAGAATCATTTAGTACTGAGCCTGGACAAGATCCAGAAACTTCATTATTAGGCAGATGCGCTAGATTGGCTAAAGGTAACGCTTTTTTTGCTTTCTTATATAAAAGATTAAATGGAGATATTGATATAAATCTTCAGACACAAATATTACAAACTGTTAAAAGTTTTGATTAGAATTTTGTAGAAGTACATTATCAACAAACTGAACAAGGTACATCATTTGTAGTAGACGATGGAATAAACAAAAGAGCTACTAAAATGTATCCTTCTACTTGGTCAGATTTGTTCTTTAATTCTTCTTTGGTAGAAAGAACTGAAACTGAAACAAAACCTAATAAATCTGAAATAAGCGCAGTTATAAGTAGATTTAATGAGTTATATAAGTAGGTAGAAGATAATAGAAATACTATTACTAATACTGATGTAGATACTTATATCAATGAATTAGTCAATATATTGAATTCTGTTGGTATTACTGTAGATCACGATACTATAGAAGGATTATTACCTAATGACAGACCTTATGGTATATCTAAATTAATGTTAGGCAATGAAGCTGGAGCATTAAAATATCTATTTAACGGTACGCTTCAAAATCTTATAGATAATAAGACAAAGTATACTAATAAAAAGGGTATAGCTACAGTAAGACAGCTAGACTAGATATATATGAACTTGGGTAAGAGCAGCTTCATTAATACATTAGCACAAGCACAAGCTGTAACTCATCCTAGTGATACTGAAATATCAGTATTAGGTCCTAACAATAACATTATTTTTACTAAGACTTTAAACTGTTTTGTGTCAGATCAAGTCAGATGGCTTAATAGTCACGATAGTGCTACATTAAATGATTTGAACGCTGATACTTATTGTAGAAGTTCTTTGATTTTATCTGCTGTTAATAATAATAGTCCTATTAGATTAAATACTTTTGTTAATTTCTATGGAGAGAATAGAGGAGATAAAGGTAGAGATTATCTAAGTATTTCACCAGTTGAAGACTACTTAGCTAAAATGACATTTACTTATAATAATCATATTATATTCCCAACTATGGCTGATAAAAAGACATGGTTTACTATTAGTGGAGTAGGGTTATTCAATAAAGAAATGTCAATTACGCAAGTTAGCAATAGTTTGAAGTTATAGTTTAATAGAGAAGCATTAAAACACTTATATCGCAGTTGGGAAGATGAATACAATACTATAGTAGAATATTACAATTCGCTTCCAGATGTTAAGAAACCTATTAAGAACTATCATACATCTGGTAAAGGTGGTTTGTTTAGACACTTTGCTGGATACTATACAAAAATAGATGGTCAACTTAAGTGGATAGATTTAAATGAAAGAATTAAAAACTCTGTAAAAGAAGGTAATATCATACAAACATTAGAAGAGATTAAATAGGAACTATTTACTACTCCAAAGGATACTTTCTAGAAGATTAATGATAATCTACATATGCAACTTAAGCAAGAAATAGACACTTGTGAAAAATTAGGCATAATAGAAAGAGATAAAAAGAATCCTAAAGTTATCAAGAATAAACTTTTAGACAATGTTGTATTAAATAAATTTAAAGAAATATACTTAGCACATCCTAATAATAATGTATCTAATCAAGCAGAAAGATATGCTATTTTAACTATGATTGGTAATCATATGATAAACTATAACATATCTGTATTAGAAACAGAAAAGATATTTACTGGTGATGTTGCTTTCTTTAAAAATGATGATGATAAGATCAAACGTTTAGGAGCTGTATTATCTACTGGAGATAATCTAAGAACTCAATGGTATACTAGTGTAGATAAGAACATTAAAGAGTATAGAAGACTACAGAATAGATAGACTTATACAAATACTACTATTAATGATAATGAAATACCTAGTAGACAGCATAAAGAACTAGAAGATTTATTTACTTTCTCTAATACTAGAAAATTACTTATCGAAAAAGAAGGTTTAACAGAATCTCAAGTAGATGAGTTAATGAAAGATTCTAAATCAGCAGAAGAAAAGTACCCTATAATATTCTAGTTAGCTAAAGATTTAGCTGTAGAAGATGCATCAGCATATGGTATGAATAAAAAAGGTACTAAAGGTAATATTAACCAAGCTGACGCTGCTGTATATATTAGACCTTAGATGTATAGAGATATTGTTAAAATGCTTGGAGAATGGAGTGATGAAATTGAAGAAGCTTTTAACATAATGGAAAGTGATGCAGACTGGTTGAATGATACAGAGTTGTATGCTAAATCCTTGAAGACGTTAATTAAACCATTAAAGACTACTTACTTTGGTTATACCTATGATGCTAATCTAAAACATTGTATACCTGTGTTTAATAAGATGGCTATGTTCCCTATGTTTAAAGTATTAGCTACTGGAGACAATAGAGAAATATATGATAGAATGAATGCTATTGGTAAGTATCAAGGACTTACTCCTATTGATCAAGTTGCATTTGAATCTGCTGTTAAAGTTGGTATACAAGGTGCTACTGATATATACAAGGATTATAAGAACGATGAGATAAATGATCTAAGTAATATGCATATTACTACTTAGAAATTCAGAAATCTTAGAAGACAGCTTATAACAGATCCTCATACACATGACAGAACATTATTTGGTACTTAGGTATCTACAGTTGCTGTATCTAACCTAGTAATGAACAGAGTATATCAAGAAGGAACCGATAATGAAATAACTGGTCAGCAGATTAAAGAACAATTATTTGGTACTATTAATGCTATATCTAACAAAGGCTTTAAAGAAGTAAAAGATATGTTCTTATCTGATAATGCCCTTGATTATGCTAAAGCTTCTAAACAGTTAATTAAAGAAGCTAGAGCATCTAATATGGGTAAAGATATAGAAGAAGCTCTTGAAGTAAATCAAGATGGTACAGACTTTAAAGTACCTTTATCAGCATTACCAGATAGTAAATGGGTAGAAACTAAATTAACATCTACTACTAATAAAAAGGCTATTGATTTGGAATTACCTGGTGGAGCATTTATTTAGATGTCTTCATTTGGATTTAAATCTATAAAGGCTGTAGGCAGTAGAGCTATCAATGACGGTAAACCTCTACTTAATATAAACAAAGATGGCAGTATGGATTCTATCATTTCTATTAATTTATTCTCTCATATAATTCCAGATTATAAAAATAAGAGTTTTGTAGAAGCTAGAGATTGGTTGATAAAGCATAAAATTATTGGTCAAGAAGCAGGTCCTATGGCTATGGGTTATCGTATTCCTACACAAGGTCTATCTTCTATTGCTGGACTTAGAATTGTTGATGTACTTCCTTCTGTAGTAGGTGATACTATTATATTACCAGATGAATTTACTACTCAAACTGGTTCTGACTTCGATATTGATAAGTTGTATATAGCAAGATATAACTTTGATGAAGAAGGAAATAAAATAGAATTTAAGAAATAGAAGAGTAATGAAACATTTAAAGCATATTTAAGAAGAAGATACACAGAAGAACAAGGTGGAGAATTAGAAAAAACAGTTAGAGGCTATTCCGCTACTTTTACTTTGTATAACAGATGGCTAGAAAGTATAAATAGTCCTACAAATGTATATGAAGCTAATAGTAGAGAAGCTAATGAAAACTTGTTACTTGATACGTATTTAGCAGTTCTTACTGATAAGAAAAATGTAGATGAAACCAGATTACCTCTTGATAAAGTAACTGGAATAATTAAAGAAGAAATTCTTCCTATTGTAGATGGTCAAGGTAAATTAGGTGATAGAATACCATTTAGAGAGTTATCTCCTACTTATCAAATGAATAAAAAGTATGAATATTCTGGAGGTAAGACTGGTATTGGTCCGTTTGCTCTTAATAATAAAAATCATGTATTAACTCAGTTAGCTAATCTTAAGTTCTTAGACATATCTTTATTACAAAGATTAGGTTTTGTTGGACTTGATGGTATTAAGAGTAGAAACGAAATAGTATATCAAAGAGATGAAAAAGGTAATATACTATTAGATGAACAAGGTAATCCTATAAAGATCCAAGAAGAAGGATTGCGTATATTAGACTGGATATCTGCTATGATTAATGCTCATGTGGACGTTGCTAAAGATCCGTATGTTATTAGACTTAATGTAAGACAATATACATACAATATATGTAATTTCTTACTTAGAGTAGGTTATGGTAAAGATACATTCTATTTCTTGCCATAGCAAATACTTAAAGATATGGCTAGTGCATATGATAGAGCATCTGGTATATATGGAGTAGATGATAGCAAAAGTAAGACGGCTATAGTAAAAGATGAAATTACTACTATACGCAAATCATACTATGACAAATATAAGAAAGCTGCTACAGAATTAGGTATAAAGAAGTTAGATATTGAAATGAGTAAAACTGGAGATATCGTAATGCAAAAATTAGATAGTGAAGGTAGATCTACTGGTTTATATTCAATTGAAGATTTTGCTACTGATATTACAGATAGAGATTTCTTAATACAGCAATTGCAAATAAGTCAGAAAGATAATCTTACTAGTGAAGAAACTTATAATTATTATAAGAATCAAATATTGATATCTGAATTGTTTATCCAACTTAATGATTTAGCTCAAGATATGTCTAAATTAGTTCAATTATCTCAGATTGATACCAAACGATTTGGTGGTAACTTTATTGAACAAGATAGATTCTTATATAGACTAAAAAGCTTAATTGCTAATTCTACTTTGTTTAACAAAGATGATATACTAAACTATTTGAATAGTACATTCTTAATGACCAAGATTAACAATGGTATTGTTGGTCCTTCTGATATGTTTAGTAATATAATGATTAGAGGAAAGAGAGATTTTAAATCTGCTATAAGTCAAGTACTTACTATGATAAATAGAATAGATACTAATGATGAATCTTTAAATAAAACAATCTCTAATGAACTAGAAGGATCATTAAGATACTCTTTCTTAAATCAAGAAGGTATAGATTTGTACGATATGTTTTATGGTACAGACACTATGGCTAAGAGATTATCAAAAATCAAAGCAGATATACTAGCAGGTAAGTATCCAGAAATGCTTACATAGGATGGTAAAATAGGTAATCAGTTACTTAACTATCTTGGTACTTTAACCAAGATGAGTACTGATAAATATAATGCTCCAGATATTATTATAAAGAATAGAATATCAGATGATGATAAGTATTTGAAGCAGAATCTTAATCAATATTGGGAAGAATTATTAGAATCAGATTATCCTGAAATAAAACAATTTGCTCAAGATTTAATAAGATATCAATTAGCTACTACTGCTGGTAACTTTACTAAAAATGGTATATTTAACTTATTACCAATAAGTGCTATACAAAGTACTGGTTATGCAGATTATATGAGAAGCGTCACAGAAAGATTTAATGTTACTGATTTAGATTTTGATAACTTCTTCTTAAATAACTGGACAAATAATAAAATTGTTAAACCTGTTCAATTATATAAAAAGGTATTTAGTTCTGAAACAGATAAAGTAGAAGATCAATTACAATTCCCTGTGTTGTTCAGTGAAAATAAGAATCATAGTGGAAGTAAGTATCCAGTAATGATGATACCTAATTATAGACCAGTTGGTAGAAATGAGTCTAAACAGAATGTGTATACTCCATATGTAAAAGTAAAATTAGCATACGATAACAATCCAGCTAACACTATTTTATACAAATATATTGGAAATGTATTTGACGATAAAGATCAAGAACGACCTGTATATGTAATGACTAATAAGAAAGGTTTAAATCAAGAAGGTAGAGTTGTAAAAGAATATGATAATTATTCTAATTCTATGTTTGAGTTTAATAATATTAATGAAGCATTAGATGCTAAATCAGCATTTAGTATTAATGATATCAAAAATATTATTAACTTAGGCAACAAAATGAATAGATCTAAGTGGATTAATGTTGCTAATAACATAGAACTAGTACGTGACTATAAACCTGTTACAGTAGCATTGAACACCAGTATAGAAGAATTACAGAGTGCTCCAACTAGGAATCACGCATCTACTGCTCCTACTTCTATTGCCTTAGAAACTGTTGAATATAAACCTTCTACTGTTAATATTATTGGAGATCATATTACATTTAGAAACGGTAAGGTTGTAAATACTCCGTTTAAATTAAATCAACAACAAGAACATGCGTTATTAGTATTAGAAGATTTTATTAACAATCCTAATAAGTATGATAATAGCGTGACATTATCTGGATACGCTGGTACTGGTAAAACTAGTATTATTAGTATATTCAATAAATATTTAAACAGTATAGGAATAAAGCCACTATTCAGTGCACCTACTCACAGAGCTAATGCAGTTACTAAAATGAATAATCCAGAATCTTAGGTTATTACTTTACATTCTGCATTTGGCTTATCTCCTATCGTTGATTTAGATAGTGGTAATTATGATCTTAGGAAATTAAAAACAGAACGAATACGTAAACCTAAAATTAAACCTGGTCAATTACTTATAATTGATGAAGCTTCAATGGTTAGTAAAGGTTTATATAACTTCGTTGAAGATTTCAAAAAAGAAAACAATGTTCGAGTAATATACATAGGAGATCCAGCTCAATTATCACCAGTATCAGATAATGCAATATCTCCTGTATTCTAGAATAAAGCTACTAATGTAGAACTTACTAAAGTAGAAAGAACTGGCGATAATCCTATTCTAGAAGAAGCTACTAATCTAAGAAATGGTAAATCGTTATCCTTTACTACTAAACTAGTAAATGGATTTGGAGTTGAGTATATGCACGATGGTGAACAACCAAACTAGATTATCAAAGATATAGTTAGTTCTAATGAATATAAAGCTAATCCTTTTAACTTTAGAATACTTAGTGCTACTAATGCTATGATACCTACAGTAAACGACATGATCAGAAAGCAATTATATGGAGATAATCCTAATCAAATTGAAGTAGATGATTTACTTATGGGATATGATAATGTTACTATGAATGATGAAGAAGCACAAGCTGAAATAATACGCAATAGTATAGACTATAAAGTAGCCAGTGTTAGCAATAAGATAAGTAAATAGATTATATCCGTTGTTAACGGTAGTGTAATAGCAGAAGTAGAAGGATACGAAGTTACATTAGTTAATGCTATGGATAATGAAACAGTATCAGATAAGGTATTTGTGTTAGATAATAATACTAGTACTTAGAATTTAAAAGCTATAGCTAATGAAATAGAAAGCATCAATAAGATGATATCTAAAGCATTTATGTCTAGAGATTTTAATACTGTACGCATTGCTCAAAAGGCTTTATCTGATATTAAGTTGGATACTATAACTATGAAAGATTATCAGGAAAATGGTAGACTTAAGATTAGGAAGTCTATAGACTATGGGTATGCACACACTATTCATAAGTCATAGGGTGGTACATATGATAAAGTTATGATATATTATGATACGATTACTGGTGCTAAGTTTGACACTGATACTCAACAATAGCTTAAGTATGTAGCTGTATCTAGAGCTAGAGAAAATGTATATATTGTAACAGATAATAAATTTAATAATCCAGTAATCACAGAAAATACAGAAATACAATCTGATAATAAAAATAAGATTAATAGAAGTATTAGTAGATACAATAGACAAGAAGCTATTAATAATCCTAGAACGTTGTACATATTCACTGATAATACAGATAGAACTTCTGGCGGTAAAGTAATATCTGATGGTTGGTACAAAACTAAATACGGCAATGGTGGATTTGGATCTGAAAACAATCCTACAACTGCCGTATTGAGAGGATTAGATAATGCTGCGCCTATAAGTACTATGAAGTATTTCTACAGAAACCATCCTAATATGTCTGTTAATCAAGCTAGATGGACTGATAATGATTTTACTATATTTAAAGAAACTATCGATGATGAAATAGAAGATATAAAATTCTTGTGGGATAGCGGAGATTTCGATAATATTACTGTTCCAAGCGGAGATGGATTCTTTAATAGTAAAATAGCTAATATTAGCAAACAGCGTACTCCTAAATTATATGAATATTTAAGAAGTAAATTAATAGAATTAAATAATTATGTAAATAATATTGATAATTCAACCATAAGTAAATTAGCAGAGTTAGGTAAACAAAGAAAGAATGAATGTAATGGATAATAATTATGCAGTGTTTAAATTTAAAAAATAAAGAAGTTAAAGCAGCAGTAGATGAATTAACTGCTGTGCTAGGCAGCGAAGATGCTGCATATTATATAGTATCTGAAAATAATGGTTATGCAATTGACTAGGCTCCTGATGGAGCTTAGTCTACTGTATTTCTGTAGTACCTAAAAGAGTTTAATGGCAATAGAGAATTAGCTATTAAAGCTATGATTTAGCATTATGTACCTCAAGAAATAGAATAGCGTACTGATATGAAAGCTGCTATGTTTCCTCAACAGTTTACTGAAACAAATGCTAATGATACTGTGTCTAATATGATTAATAGTAAGTTGTATTATCAAGATCAATTTTCAAAAGATTTAGCGTAGTAGTTCTCATCTGATTTTCTGAATAATATAAAAGTAAGATTAGTAAGTGAACTAGGTGGAGCTATGTCTTACAATGCTAATACAAACACAATAGAAGTATTAGATAAAACTTTTAATAGAGAATCTCCAGAAGATATTACTAAGCATTTCAATCATGAGTTAATTCACGCTTATACTGTATCAGAATACGATAATAACAGTACATTTAGATCTAATGTAGATAGTATTTACAACAAGCTTATTAATAAATTCCCTTAGAAAGAATATCCTCGTAAAGGACTTTATTATGGATTAAAATCTTCTAAAGAGTTTATATCTGAAATAATGTCTAATACTGCTTTTAGAGATTTAGTAGGTAAACATGATATGTCCATATGGCGTAAATTCTTATTTAATATAGTTAAAGCGTTAGGATTGAACAAATTAGTTAATAAAATAGAAGGGTACACTTCTGTAAAACTTATCAATGAAATATCAGATATTATTGAAGATAGAAATAGTAATCCAGATATAAATAGACTTGGAGATGGTATATTCTATATGGAAGATAGTGATCCAGAACTGAATAAATTATCTAAAGATAGCAAAAAGATACTAGATAAGATTATGAGTGGTTTAAATGGTCGTTATAGATCTCTAAGAACTCAAAACTATCCACCGTTACAATTAGCTAAACTACAACAATAGATTGATATGTATCATGATATGCTTTAGAAAGGTGAAGATATACAAGTATTAATTGATTTTATTAAAGAAGCTTCAATAGCATTTAAACCAGTAGTAAAGCGTATTAGAAATACATATATGAATCCTGATTTAATCAGTAATGAACGTCTATTATAGTTCTAGAATGATTTTTTAGATTTCTATGGTCCTATGATTAATGAAATCAACAAGAGATTAAATCTACAAGGATACTTCAACGATCTAGATAAAGATACACACAATTAGTTAAATACTAGATTAAACCTAATTTATAGAGCTTACTTAGAGATATCTGGTAAGTATGATAGTATTTTAAAGAGTAAAGTAGAAGCTTTGATTAAGCAGTACTCAGAAGCATATAAAGTACCTAGTGAAGAAGTAGAAGCTTACATTAATGATAGAATTAATAATTCTAATTCTGATATTAATTACCTACGTGTAATATTACAGAGTACTAAGTCTGTAGATGACTTAGCTATCAGGCTAGCTCATAGAATTATGACAGATATCAATAATGAAGTAGGTAGATTTGCTAATGATAAAGCTCAGACATTAATAAGAGAGTTTAATAAAATTGATAGAAAGGATTGCTTACTTTACTTTGAAAAAGATAATAACGGTAATACCACCGGATACTTAGTTAGAGATAGAAATTATGGACAATTTAGATAGGATATGAAGAAATTCTTATCAAATCTGGATTCAAAGTATGGAGTAGTAGATAATAACTATGCAGCTTTAGAATTAGAAGACTATTATAACTATCTCAAAGAAAAAGAAGAGTGGTTAGAACAGCGTTGCGAACGTAAATTTAAACCAGAGTATTATAGAGCGTATAACGAATTGCATCCAAATACTAGATTGCGCTTAAAGTAGGTTAACACTGAAATAAATACTTTAATTGAAGACGTTACTGACGAAACTGGACCACATTTAGAACGTCTTACAAATAAACAATGGTTATAGTTAGATAGTCTTTACTCAGTAAAGAGAAACTTAGCTAATGATTATTATCAAAATGGAGAACTTAAGACTGGAGAAGATAAGGAAATAGCAGAAGACTTGCAGAAGTTTTATGAAACTATTGGTCAAGGCAAGATTAAATCAACTAAGTATTCTCAAGAAGAAATATAGAACATAATAGATCAAAAGAAACGAGAATTATCTGAAGATTCATTTAATAAGTGGATGTAGCGTAATATTAGTTATCAATATACTGAAGAATTTACTAATCTACTTTAGAGTCTAGAAAGAGCTAATATGGGAGAAGATTAGCAAAAGTATGATGATTTAACAGAAGAAAGAAGAAAATTATTAAGTCTAGGTAGAAATAATAATCAGCCTCTAACAAATGCTTATAAACTATAGGAAGAAGTGAAAGCTAGATTGTTAGAGATAGATATAGAGTTAAATGCGTTATATAGTAAACATAAAGGGAGTAGTTCTGAGTTTTCTAAGATAGCTAAAATAGTAGAAACACCTGAATATTATGCAGATAAAAAGAAGTATAAAAGTTTAGGTACAAAAGAGTATGACGAATGGGTTGAAAAGTCTCATACCTGGATAAATGGTAAACCTAGCCCTGTATCTTACTATAAGATGTTAGTTCCGAAAGATACTCAGTATATAGAAATGAGATTAAGTAGAATGAATTAGGAATTAGACAAAAATTCAGAATTGGTTAACTAGAATTATAACTTTGAGGATCCAGAATATTATCAGCCTAAAAAATCTTTATACGATAACACAAAAGCTTTCAAAGAAGCTACAAACACTAAATAGAAAAAAGAAATATACGATCTGATAGTAAGTACTATGGATGAGGCTAATAATAAAATTAGCTATTTAAAGAAGCGTGAAAGCTATAAATTACCACAGATTACTGGTGATATAGTTGATTTTACTACTAGAGGTAATAAATTTGCTAAAGGTATAAAATCTTTTGCTTTAGATAATATTATAGCTAAGTAGGATGATGCTGAATATAGTCTAGATAACTTTACTTAGAAACCAGATGGATCTCAATTATAGTTTGTCCCTACACATTATGTAAAAGCATTAGATGATCCTGAACATATTTCTAGAAATTTAGTAGGTATGTTAGTTGAATATTCTAGGATGGCTGAGAACTATCGTCTAAAGAATGAGAAACAAGCTGATTTTGAACTAATAAAGAATGAAATAGCTAAGAGAGATTTTACTAAGTTTAATTTTACTACTAGATCTAAACAAGATATTACTGGAGATAAGAGTAATTTATATAAAAGATACTAGGATTTTCTAGATATGAATTTATATGGTTAGTATAAAAGACCCGTTGTAGTAAATGTGCTAGGTTATAATATATCCGTTACTAAAATATTAGATAATATTAGAGCTTATGCTACAGCTTCTAACTTAGGTAATAACTTTCCTGCTATTACTAAAGCATTGTTTTAGGGTATTCATAAATCAGTAGTAGAAGCTTTAGCTGGTAGATATTTTAATAGTAAGGAGTACTTTAAATCTTTAGCCACTAATACTTTTAATATACCTAATATGTTATATCATTTAGGAGACGCTAAACATAATAATCTTAGTCTAGCCATACTAGAACATAATGAAATTGCAAGAAATGTAAATTCTAAAGTAGAGTATTTATAGTATAATCGTATTGTTAGAACATTTAGAAAGTACTTAGTGTGGGGCGGATGGAGTGCTGTAGATTATATAGTAAAAGCTCCTGTAGTAAATGCTGTATATGCTGACTATAAATATATTCCTCAAATGAATAGTATAGCATCTAGAAGACAATATATACGTTAGTATTATCCTAATGATTATAAGAAAGGAAGTAAAGAATTTGATAGAATTAACACATTTACTTTGTTAGATGTTTATGAAGTAAAAGATGGTAAACTGTCTATAAAAAGTAAGTACAATAAATACTCTGATTTAATTAATGATTAGAATTTATAGAATTCTGTTAAAAACATAGCTAAATTCTTAACTAATCGTATTGACGGTGTGTTATCTACAGAAGATAAGACTAAGTTAATGACTAACGCTTTTGGAGCAGCTGTTTTTATGCATCGTTCTTTCTTCATTAACAATCTTGAAGATAACTTTTTAACTACAAGATAGTATAACCCATATGTAGAAGATTATGTAGAAGCTAAATATAAATCTACATTTAGTGTCCTGTATAAATTTACATATA